TCAACTCTCAAGGAGCAATATCTAGTTAAGCTAACTCGTATGTTACAATCTGAGGCTGTAATAATTGGTATGGAAGAAGCGGTTGAAAACATCAATCCTATTCAACGAAACGCCATAGGTGCAATGGATAGGTCATCCTGTAAGGCAAACATGATAGGAAAGAATATGTTGGGAGCACTTATTGTCCGCGACTTAAAAACTAATCAAGAGTTTAAGATTGGTACGGGATTTGATGAATATACTCGTAAGTATATTTGGTTCCACAAAGACGAATATATTGATAGAATATGTTTGTATAAATTTAAGCCACATGGCACTAAGGTTCTTCCTAGATGTCCTTCTTGGAAAGGATTTCGCAATGCAACAGACATTATTTAAGCTCCAACCAATAGTTCAACAAGAAGTTCCGGGCGATGTATCGTTCGCGTTGCGTTCTCTCTACGACAGCATACACTTTGATTTCCCAGGTCGTATAAATAAAGAACGTCGCCCAAAACAATTCCAATATCGTTTTGGAATTAAGGTTCAACCAAGAGATAGGAGATTAGATGCCACTTTCAAAAGAAAAAATGAAACTGTACATGAGGAAGTACAGATACAACTGGTGGCAACAGGGGCTAAATAATGAGGGAAAACAAATGGTTATGCCTACCAAGTCACATGGTAGAGTATATCCTGTATTACACAAACAAACAAATTTTTCTCAAGAGTATTACGAGAAGAAAGAACACTTAGGACTAAGTATGACGATACTAGAAACTGCTGAACGAGACAGACAAAAAATAAAAGATAGGTTAAACAAAATATGGTCTAAATCTAAGCCTTTGGAGAAAGAATTAGAAAAATTAAATGCAGTTATTAAACTTCTAAACCCAGAAACATCTGTAGTACAAGATGCTGAGAATGAAAGAACTGTAATTTTTGATAAACCTGAAATTAAATATCCACCTGTGTCGGATATGATTAGGGGCTATGCTGCTAAAAATAAAGATGGATTCACCCAAGACCAATTTACATCAATTATAGTTTTAGCTTATCCAGAATGTAAAGTCCTAAATAAAAATAATATCTACCAAGCACTATATTTTCTTGTCTCAAATAGCGAGCTTGAAAAACTTGGACAAGGAAGTATGGCGAAATATAAACCAACTGATACACTTCGAGAAGTTAAGCTATGATACCAATAAAGAATAAAGAACAACCGATTAAATCCCTACCTACAGAATATCACTTACGACTCCTTCTAAAGAATGGGATGCAAGAAGCAGTCCAGCAACTACTCGACACCAATCCAGAGTTGAAGTTTAAAATAGAGAATGGTGAGCTTGTTGATTTAGTAACTGGTGCAGCGTTGTGGCTTAAGAAGTTTATAACGAATGATACAGATACTATGAATATGAAGTCTGATGCTCTTAAATTATCAAGAGTTGATGATGAAGTTCTAATAACTGGTGAGACTGGAACAGGAAAAGAACTAATCGCCCGCGCCATGATAGGTGACCGAACAGGTAAATTTCAAAGAATCAATTGTGCTGCAATGCCAGAAGCATTAATTGAGGCTGAGTTATTTGGGTATGCTAAGGGTGCATTTACTGGTGCTGAGTCTACAAAGCAAGGAATGATTCTATCAGCGAATGGTGGTGTAATGTTTTTGGATGAGATAGGTGATTTGCCATTGACTGTTCAAGCGAAGTTGCTCAATGTTTTACAGCCAATAGATGGTAAAAGATTCCTTCGCCCTGTTGGTGGGACTGACGAGAAGGAAGTAACGTGTAGATTTGTATGTGCAACTCATCGTGACTTAAAAGATATGGTCAATAAGAATCTATTCAGGAAAGATTTGTATGCTAGAATCTCGACGTTTGAGTTACACATCAAGCCACTTAGAGAAAGAAAGTCTGACATTGAGCCTATTGTTATGGCTCTTGGGGAGATACTAAAGATTGGTTCTCCAAAGGTTAAGGAGTTTATGGAGAAGTATTCAGAGTTGATGATGAATGATAAGGTTGACCTTAGTCTTAATGTCAGAAGTCTTGAGCAAGCATTAAAGCGTTATATTGTTCTTGATAAAATATAGTATAACAATTAACAAGGTTAATAGTTGTTTTACTTTGGCACGTTTCTTGCTTATATGGTGGTAGAATTTGCAATAGTTAATTTCCATGAAAACGATTAGTGTTGACGCACACTGACATGAAACGATACTTCGGTATTATAGAGTCATGCAGAAGGTCGGGTGAGATTGTATCAATCCCCGCACGTTTCATGGCATCTTTGAAACTGGTTGAAGCTACATTTGTATGCAATCAACTGTGCAAGTAAAAGATGAGTTCGTGTACCAACTATAGGTACATTGCTTCGTCGAGGGTTTAAGTAATCCGAGATATATGTTAGGTTAATAACTGTGTGAAGGGTATATTGGCATAGAAAAATATTCCAAGAATCCTTAATCACAAGTATACTATGCCCGATAAAATAACAGTCTCTTTACCTGACGGCAAAACTGCTGCTGCTATTGTCAATTTAGTTGTTGGCAAGAAGAAACCTCCCGGTTGGAGTCGTAAGTCATATGCGACGTACTACAAAGAATCTTATGCTCTTTGGCTCAAGAAAGACTTAGACCAAATGATAGCAGATAGACAGTCAGTTGTTTATCGTTATGACAAATGGCCGCGAGTTCGTCCTTCAGCTTTATACCAGCGTATTATTCAAGCTCTTATGTATGTCTTGGATGAACTAGACCCTGATGGTACATACAAAAGATTACGAGAACAAATACGTATCACTCGTCCTAATGGTGTAGGGGTTGTTTTGTCATTTGATGAAGTGTTAGAAGGCCAACCTCAAGGTGAAAGATTTGTAGGGGCGGCTGAAAAGCCTAGGTGGTATAAGAAGATGTTTGATTATCTTGAAGATATGGAAATTGTTGAGCCGTTTCATATCGACAAACTCATGCTAACTCCAGAAGAAGTTGAGCAGATTAAAGCTGAGTTGGATGGGTTGTCGAACATTATGTTTTCGGTAACGTCTAGGGAGATAAAAATTATTAAGGGGAGCTGATAACTTTGACCATAGAACAACTGATACAATGTGATGCAGCAACACTTGAAAAGATGACAGACCAAGAGTTGCTTGAACATTTCAAACAATACTTGGCAACGACAAGACCCGAACAAGCAGTCAAACAACAAAGAACAACCAGTCAACAATCGGCAATATTAAAAAATCCAAAGTTTGCTAAAGGAATGTCAATAGCAAAAGAACTTGGAATAGATATTGACCCGTCATTGTTGACATATAGAAAGAGATAGTATGATAGTAAAAGAGCTAATAGAACTAATCAAAGACTATCCTGACAATGAAATCTATGTCAACGATAGAGGAACATACGTAGATATTGTTGATGCTGATTCAGATAATATTTCTACACACTTAACCATAATGTATGATGCTCGCGATTGATTTATGTCTAGAACTGTATTCAAACTTAATGTGCAAGAATTTATTGGTAGAACAATAAATAGGGTTACAATTGTTTCAAGTGCTCCCATGAGTAATGGTCGTACTAGAGTTTTATGTAAATGTTCCTGTGGAAAAGAGTTTATTACATCATTGTCTGACATAAAAACAGAAAGAACGAAATCTTGTGGATGCTTGTGGATAGAGATTAAACCGGAGAAATTATGTTAAACATTAATTTATCTCAGTCAGCACTCAGTAAGGCTAATTGTATGCTCAACCTAAAGCGTACAGTTATTGATGGGTACAAAGAACTACCATCTTCTAACATTGTGTATGGTGAAGCTGTACATAAGTTTCGTCATATAATGTTTCAGTCTAAAGGTCATATACCATCTGCTCGTAAATTTGCACTTGAAGTATTCAATCAACCTAAGATTGATAAGCCCAAGTCGCCGCACCTTTCTGATGCTAACCATATGTTAACGACAGCTTTTAACTTCTGGGAAATGTATGTAGTAGAAGATAAAGAGCTAGAGTTGCTAGAGATAATGCAGGATTGTTGGAAGTGTGGTGGAGAAGGAGTCTTAAAGAGGGACTTAGAAATAGTTCAATGTGACTGGTGCAAAGGTGCTAAACAATTACTTGGCCCCGCGACTGAAATATCATTCTCTATTCCATACTACAAGGATGATTTTATCTCTGTTGATTTGTGTGGTACGCTTGATGGTTTAGGAAAGATTAAAGGTGGGTGTTATGTTATCCCAGACCTTAAAACAACTTCATCTTGGGATACTAAGGGATACTTTGGGACGTATGCTATGTCAAAACAGTTGCGTTTATATGTCTTAGCTCTCAAGATAATGGCAGAAAGATTCCCGGATAGTATCTTAGGCCAAGTTGGTAAAACAAAAGTCGGAGCATTTATAGATGCTATCTTTGTCAAACCTGCACCAAATGAGAATAAGTATGGTCGCTCAGATGTATTTCCATTCCCAGATTGGGATATTGCAGCTTTCAAAAGAACATTAGACAATAAGATACTCGAACTAAGTGCGGCGGTGAGGGACAATTATTATCCAAAAGAGGGTATACTTAATGGTACATGTGAGGGCAAGTGGGGCAGATGTCCATTTTGGTTTGTTTGCCAGAGAGACAATAATGTTGCACAGATTATGTTAGATAGAGATTTCAAGAAGGTACCATTTAATCCACTCAATTATTCAGGTGTATGAGAATCCTTTCTGACATAGACCTAATGCCATTTGGTAAATACAAAGGAACTCCTATGCAGGATGTTCCTTCTGATTACTTCCATTATCTTTGGATGAACGGAATGAAACATAAAATACAAACTGATAGTGTTGCAGACTATATTAATCGTTCATTGTCTGCACTTAAACAGGAGGCACCAGATAAAATATGGAACTGAAACCAATCGAAGGACATAGTTGTTACATTGAACACAAGATAATTAATGGTCAACCATTCTTAGAGTTGACTGTTTTTAACAAAGAAAATTCACATGGTTCTGGTCATGCAGTCGACCAATGTACTTTTAGGCCGACTGAGAATGAGACTCTCTTTCGTATTGTAAGAGATTGGATGTATAGCGGGGAGTCAATATGACCGAAAGCCAAGAGTCACATTTACAGTCTATACTTGACAAGGCTCGTTGTGCTGTTGATTTCAAGTATAGGAAAGGTCAAGAAGAACATAAAGGGAATGTTTGGGATAGAGATGTTCTTCAAGATGCGATGGACGAAGTTACAGATTTGACTGTGTACGTTTACACAGCAGACTACAAACGTCGTCAAGCTATATCGCTGATTGAGAATGTAATAATTAAACTTAATGGTAAGCCTGACACAGAGTATGAGAAAGAATTATTAGTCCAAGCAGTAGAACAACTAACACAGAAAAGAACAACTGACAAATGAGCATTTATATTCCACCCGGTTGTGCAACACTTGATAAGTCGACAACTAGTCCACAAGTTCGTCTTGGGATACAAGGATTTCCCGGTACGGGTAAAACTTGGGCTGCTTTGACATTTCCTAATCCCATAGTGCTAAATCTCGATAGGGGTCTTGGTGCCCATCAAGGGCGTAGTGATGTTATAGAAATACCATTCTACGACTCTAAGTTCTCTGGTGGTAAAGGGCAACTTAAGGATAGTCTTATTCGATGGCTAGAAACAGAAGGTGTTAAACTATCATCTGAACAGACTCTTGTGTTTGATGGTTGTTCATCTTTGGAAGTATCTTATCACCAATGGTTTGCTCTTAACCAACAGAACTTTCTTACTAAGTCTGGGAAGGTAGATGAGTTTGCAGAGTTTCAAGTGAAGAAGAAATACTTTGGAGAGTTGCATGAGTTGTTTAAGTCACTACATTGTGACCTTATTTTTATCTCACACGAATCTGAGCGCGCCGATAAACCAACAACAGTTGGACAGCCCGGTTCATATACAGGTAAGATTCGTCCGTTACTAACTGGCGCTTATGGTGATATAATAGTTCGTGATTACACAGATTGGTTTCGTCAGCACGCATCAGACAAACCAAAAGACTACTCCGCAATTACTTCTGAAGCATTAGCTAATTGGGGAATGAAATCTGTGGACGAGTTCAAAGCTATGTGCGCAGAGTTTCCTCGTAACACTATCTACTATTGGCAGCTTGAGAGTGATAATATCTTTGATGGTAAGGCATCGTCACTCATTAATTTTCCGCGTTTCATTGCAGCAAACTACAAATCATTCCAAAAATACCAAAGAAAAACAGTATGAACATAAACATATCACAAGTAGCTAATGGTTGGATAGTCGCAATAATGCTTCCGGGCAAAGGTCAACAGGCAGTATTCTACCCCACTTTTGCAGAAGTCATTACACAACTCGAAGGTGTCAACAAACAAATGGAGGATGCTATTGCTGAACAAGATAAGCAGCCAGAGAATGTTGTTCCACTTGATGCAGGTGGAAAGTAATTTCCCAACTCTATAGTTGGGCGAGGCATGAGCAGCCTTAAAAGCTCAAAACAAACATGGCTGACAATCCTATCTGTCATTAACAAATGAGTAGAAAATGGTCAACTGATATTAAGATACCACAAGATTCATCGTATATCATTCGTTGTATTGAGGAATCATTCGCTCCGTCGAAGTCCTCAAACAACCCCATGCTGACTCTGAAGTTCGAGTTGGTATCTCCTGAAGAAGTAGAAGTCGCTGGAGAGATGATAAACATTGCTGGAGTTCAACCTCAGCCAATGTATATTGTAACTCAAGCGATGGATGAGGCTGGGGTAGTGGACGTTGAGAAGTCTGCAAATGGGGCTAAGCGTCTACTTGCAATGTATAAGGCATTTGGTTTGCCTGAGTCACCTCTTAATCCTGAGAATCCTACGTTGGGATTTAAGGGTAAGCAGGTATATGCACTGCTATATCCTGACACAACTGAACGTCGTAAATCTCCTACTGCTGCACAGCTAGCTGCTGGACAGAAGCAGGGAGATATTATGATTAATCCTGTCACTAAACAACCGCTGGTTCAGCACTATATTAAGATTGGAGAAATCTTTGGGCTGGCACCAGTTGATACTAATAAACCGTACTAGATAATGAAAACTTATATAGTAAAGTATACATCAGGAACTACTTCAAAAGTAGAAGTTCCTGATGATACTACTGTTACATTTGGAGGACTTATTCCAGGTGCCAAATGTGATGGTGGTTTAAATAGAACTGCATTACGATTCTATCAGAAAAAGAATCAGATTGCGGTTCTTACGTCTGTCGAGAGTTTTAGGGAAAGCTCCGTCAAAGTTCTTGAGAAACAGATAAATTCAGCTTCTAAGGATATAGAAGTTCAAGAAGATGGTGTGTCTAAAATCAAGAGTGTAAAGGTCACTACAGAAGAATGGAAGAATGTAGATGAACCACAACCAAGTTCAAATGCAAATAAAATATTTAACCAACTTCAAATAGAAGGTTAGTTAATTCGCCGCTTTATCCGACGGTCGTAAAATATCGGATTTCTTATTTATGATTAAAGTACCAAAAGGTTGGAGACGTCTTGGAGGTAATGATATTGTTAGAGAAGGAGATGTGGAGTGGTTTAAAGATTATAACACACCATTCACAGGTGAAAATGGAAATCAGACTCACGGTGTTTTGGTAACCAAAAGTTCGTGGTGTCTTGGTGAACAAATGTGTACAGAAGATATGTACAATTATGGTAATGCAATCTACCGTAAACTAAAACCTAAAAATGTTACTGCGGAACAAACCACGCCTTAGCTATTGCGGATTGACAATAATAATGTCCAATCCATCTCGTATGGATACTATGAGGCTCTTGTCTGGTAATGGTGGCATGATGTTCGATAACCATTGCCTCAGACCAGAGTTTAATAGCATGATGTGTGATATTCGTCTCATGGAAGATATGTCGCCGTTACTCCCTAACACTAAATGTATTCTATTACTTGGTGAGTCAGCGATGCACAAGTATCTTCCTGAGACGTTTAACAATACTTTGAATGAGGCTCGTGGTAGCCTTTACTACTATAACAACATCCCAACAATAGCAACCTACAATCCACAAGAAGCTGTGGACTTCAAAAATTATGAAGCAGAACTTAATCCGTTATCTAAAGATTATTCTCCAGACGATTCGGTATCAGATGATGGTGAGGGAGATGAAGGAGACGTTAAGCGTCACGGGAAAACAAAAAGAGCTAATTACGCTTTCTGGATTAAGAGGGATGTTTGGAAAGTTAAACAAATGCTGGCTGGTTTCATTCCATCCAACAGACCACCAATCTATCATATATATCCAGGTGCACAGGAAGTCATCGACACACTTTATAATACCAAAAACTCATCGCTTTATTTAGATATAGAAACCGATTATGAAGAACAGAATCTACAGTGCTTTGCGTTCTCTTTTGACGGCATTAACATTTACTCTGTGCCTGTTCTCGATTATAATTATCGGTGGGCCTATTCTTCTCTACACTTTATTCTCAAAGCTTTGGCCATCGCGATACGAGATAATGTGGTGGTTGCTCATAATGGTGCTTGCTTCGATTTTTTTGTACTTGCTCATAAATATCATATCCCTATCCGCAATACCTATGATACAATGATTGCAATGCACAGATGTTTTCCTGACATTGAGAAATCTCTTGGTCATTGTACGTCCTATTGGACATGGGAGAAATTTCATAAAGACCAAGATAGTCTAGTCTACCGTACTCACGAACAAATGATGGCTCGTCTTAGATATTGTGGCAAAGATGTATTCACTATGGCCCTTATTCACCGCGCCATTGAAAAGTACGCATCTACTATCCCAGGATTATCAGCCTCTATTGCTCGTGCAATGACATTTATTAGACCATATTTAACTGCAACCCTACAAGGAATAAGAGTTGATGAAGAGAAAGTTGCGGCGATGATTGGTGAGAATGATAGATTGATGTGGCAATATAATAGGATGATTGAGCTATTGATTGGCCCGCAAGGTATGAAGGATTGTCGTTCTGTGATTAAAGGAAAGGCTAAGTTATTCGCGGGCAGTAACACTCAATGTTGTGAATACTTTCATGAGTTGCTTGGTTATCCTGTTGCTGCACGTTCACAGAAAACACAGAAGCCATCTCTTGGAAAGAAGGCTCTGTACAAGCTAGCTCTCAAACATGAGAATCCAGTTATCACTTTAGTATGTGCATATCGGGCAGTACAGAAAGAAACTAGTCGTCTTAGGTTCGAACCTTGGATAAATACAAATGCAAACAACACAATTACCAGTCAGTCAGAACTTTCAGTTAGTAACTAATCTATTTCAAGGTGAGTTGTATTATCTTGAAGATGGAGATGTAGTTAAGTACGAAGGGTTTATTCCAGCAGATGGACATTATGTAAGGTTTGTTCCAGATAGTAAACATGAGTTTGTTTTGCCTCATGGGACTAAATTTTATAGGGTGCGATGATATGGGTGCAAGACAAAGAGAGTGGGCAAGAAGAAAGAGATTACAACTAAGAAGATTGCTCGGTCTAAAATGTAGTTGTTGTGGTTCAAAAGATTACAGAAAACTTGAATTTGATATTATAATTCCAGTTGGTAATTCTGACCATCACAGAAAAATGGACTGGTCATGGCGTATGAGTTTTTATTTTCAACAATATAAGAAAAATAATTTACAGTTATTGTGTGGTGGTTCTGTTGATTCATGTCACAACAAAAAAACTTGCAGAGAAAATTATAAGATATGATACGAGATTCCTGCACATGGTCAATAGGTGGCCCAAAAACATTTCGTCTTGGGTCAAGAAAGATACTTGGACAGTTCGGAGGAAATCTCCAGAACATCGAAAAGAGCATGCGTGAGATATACATACCTGATGATAACTACGGTCTGTGCCAGACTGACCAAGCTGGAGCCGAAGCACTTATAGTCGCGTACTTATGCGAAGCTGCTGCATTTAGGCAACTATTTATTCATGGAGTTAAGCCACATGTATTCGTAGCACTTCATATTTTCAAAGATGTTTGGTCTAAGAAGATGAGAGAGTTTCCGGGATTCAATGTTGACGAGATAATACGAACACCAATTCAAGCATTAAAATCTAATCCATATTGGCGAGATTTAGATTTGATTATTAAAGACTCTGATAATTGGTCATTAGACCAACGATATTACTACTTAGCAAAGCAAACGTGCCATAGTGCCAACTATGGAATTACTGCTCCCACATTCAGGATGAATATTTTGGAGAAGTCAGGTGGAAAGATTAACATATCTAAAGAAGATTCAGAACGCTTTCTTCTTACTTATCATGCTCTATTTCCTGAAATTCAAGACTGGCATAGGAGATTGAAACGACAAGTAGAACAAACTAAAATGTTGTTCAACCTATTTGGTGAGCCATATAGTATATCGTCGTACACTGTTCTTGAGTCTCATTGGAAAGAGTTGTACTCTTGGATTCCACAATCAACAGTTGGACAAATAACTAATGTTGCTTTTGCTGCTATGCAATCATTTGTTGAGCAGCAGAAGTTAAGATGGGACAATCTAATCAATGGTCATGACTCTATTATATCTCAAGCTCCATTGGATGAATTAACTGATTGTGCAAAGAAACAGAAAGAGTTTATTGAGCAGGAGTTTGAATCACCTGTCGATGGTGTGAAGTTCAGAATGAAATCTGAAACAACGATTGGTCTAAATTGGCGTCCTTTTAAGGATAAAGTTAATCCTTCTGGACTTAAGGAATTGCAACTGAAATGACAAATAAAGAGAAGTATAACTTCTATACTAAAGACTTATCTAGTCCTCAGAATTACATCGACTGGAGTTGGCGATTCATAATTGCTGCTGCTCTCCAACGTCGTGTTGCTTATGGTGCTGACCCTAAATATGGATTCAAACCTTTGTTTCCTAATATGTATGGTATTCTTTATGGTCGCCCCGGCCTTGGGAAATCTTTAGTTCTTGATGTCGTTTCTGACTTCCTTAAATTCCATAAAAGAAAAGATTTCGTTACTCAGCAACCTAATGCTACTGACCAAGATAAAGTAGTTGCCGCCTCGATAGACCAAGCTAACCTTGAAGACGCAGAAGCAACTACTATGAAACTCAAACGCGGAGGGGAGAAAGTTGATGCTGTTCTATTTCCTTATGCGCCAGATGCAACTACTTATGAAGCGTTAGTAGAAGCAATGTCAAAATCGGGGCGCCGGATTAATTTTAATCATGTTAATGGGGAAGGAGTACCAAAGCTAGATATATATTTCCACTGCTCAATGTATTTTTGTCTTGATGAAATGGGTTCTCTTTATAGGAAGAAAGCTGATGCTGTTGCGAACTATTTACTTGGACTTCATGGTTGTCCATTAGACTACGAATATAAAACTAAGACATCAGGAGAGGATAGAGTTCGTAGAGGCTGTCTTAATTTCTTAGCTGGTACAACTCCTGACTTCATGGAAGAAATATCTGGAGATAAGTTAATAGGCAAGGGATTCTCAGCGAGATGTTATTTTATTTGTGCGACTAAGAACAGGAAGAATGTTGACACTATAACTCAACCAACCAAAGAGCAACAACAAGCTAAGATGGATTTGTTGGCACATATTAAACAGTTGGCAGGATTGTATGGGCAAGTTCAGGTTGACCAAGATACATTGGTATGGTTACAAGAGCAATGGAATAATCTTGAGATTAATCGTTCTTTACGAGCTAATAGTTCACCATTGCTAGATGATTATTATAGCCGGAGGAATATTCATCTAAAGAAAGTAGCAATGATGAATCATTTCGGGGAATCAACTAGTATGTTTATTCCTCTCGAAGAATTTCAAAAGGCCGACTATGACTTAGCAGAAGAAGAAAAGTCAATGCACCTAGCGTTAACTGTTGAGTCGAATAATCCTTTAGCGAAAGTGACAGAGAGAGTTGCTAGCTATATTGGGGGTAGGAGACAGACAACAATGGTTGACCTACTAGCTGAGTTCTGGAAAGCTTTGCCACAAGGAAGAACTTCTATGGATGCAGTATTGGTACAGTTGATAAACACAGGGAGAATAAAGGAGGAGTCCGTAGGAGATGAACATACGAGTAAGGTGATAATAAATTACAAAAGCATATGACAAAAGAAGAATACGACTTCTTAACTCCTTTACAAAAGGAAATTATCAAGAAAAGATGGAAGTATTGGTGGAAACGAATTCAACCTAAGAATGGATTTACTACTCTAGAACTAGAACAAGCTCAAATGAAGTTCATTAGGGCACAACCGAAGCCTTAGCTTCGTTCGTTATTCTGTGTGTCATGTAATCTTTTAACTCTGCCTGTGCAGCTTCTGGCCCCTCATAACGCTGTAGGTAGCCAACATATTTCATGAATGACAATGGCATAGTCTGCATGTCAGGGAATGTGGAGTATTGATTCTCTTTCAATGCTTTCAGTTTGGACATCATTACGTCTGGTTTATCTCCATAGGTCTTTAATATATTCTCAACGAGTGATGGTAACTCTTGTACAGCTTGTCCAATATCCTGAGTCATTTTGAATTGTTTCTGTTCTAGATTCATGTACGGATTACTTCCTTGGTCAATATCATTATATGGTATTCCTTCTGTCATATCAAACCGGCGCAACTGTCCAAGCTTATCAGACAGTTCTTTCTTCTCAGCAGGAAGTCCAGTTATTAATCCATGGTTTATTCCTTGATTAATAGCAATTCGTGACATCTGAAAATTGGTTGATAGCATGTGCATGGCCACAACTTGTGCCAAGTCAACATAGTTTACATTAGGGTCATTGGCCAATGTCTCAGAGACGTATCGTAGAGTAGAGGCTGTATCAGTAGCTATCTCATCAAGAGGGAATGTTGCGCCGATGGGTTGATTCTTGTAGGCGAAGTCAAATGGATATTTAGCAACTTGTGATAGTAGTCCACCAAAACCTGCATATGTCATAGCTGCCATCATGTTGTAAGCAAGTAATCCTTTGTTGCCTTGCAACCCTCTGTCAGAGGACGCAATCTCTGATAGAGATGGGATTGGAGATTTCTTTCCTTGTATGTCTTGTCGTAACTCTTTAATTAAATATCCACCAATAGCTGCTCCAAATAGTCCTGTCAACAATGGCTTAATGTCTCCACGAGTTGCTGGTTCATATATGTCTTTCATGAAGTTATTAGTCTGAGCAATAGACCAATGGGCAAGAGAGAAGAATCCTGAGAACTCAGAGTCCTTTAACATCCATCCTGGGAGAGAGCGAATGTCTCCTGTGCCATGTATATAGTTGGCAGAGCGAGAAGCTAATGCTTGCATCTCTTGGTCGCTATATTGTTTTCCAGGTATGTAAGTTGGGTCAAGTCGTTTGACAAATAACTGGTCAGTAACAGAACCATTATTCGCTCGTAGAATCTTGGATGGTATAATAACTTCGTTCATTGACTGCACTAATCCCGCCCCGACTTTAGTTGTTAAATCGTCAAATGTGGATATTTTTCTTATAAGACGAGCAGCAGATTGGAGTCGCTCAGCAGCAGTATAGGTTCCAGTTACCATTCCAGACACAGAGCGAGATGTTAATTTAACTACACCATTCTCAACTGCGTGTTGATAGCCAGAAGCAATGTTAGTCATTGCATGAGTTACTGCTCTGACCATAGTAACAGGATTGGAAGTTTGGGCAATAGACTTAACGACATTGCTGACAACTTTATGCAGTTCTAGTGCTGGCCCAGCGATGAAGGTTGAGGATATGAGTGACGATATTGACGCCTCATTATACTCAGAAGGATTTCTTGCTTCCCCCCTCCAGTGCGCTAAAGCTTCCTTGACTGATGGATTGTTAGCGATAGAGGTATTAGCAGTCTTAGGAATATCATTACCCCAAGCATCTTTTGTTTGTCCAAGAGAGGCTAATATACTAGGGTTTTTCTCTAGATATTGGTAATGTGAGGCATCAATAGCTGCTCTGTCGAAGTAACGTTCTAAGTTACGAACAGGGTCTTGTTCTCTGAATGTTGGGGGTAATGGAGAACCCTCTGCTTTTCTGTGAGCATTAAAATAGTCTTGGTGAGATATATCACTGTTCTTAATGCTACCTTGTAGTGCAGTTTTGAAGTTCTGAATACGTTCTTCTGATTCTTGTGGAGTTAGTTTTAACTCTTTAGTATTGTAATCATTGAACTGTTTGTCTAACTCTGCAATCTTAGCTTGGTCTACATTCTGTCTGTAAGTATCCATTACTTTCTGGTTAGCCATCCCAGGAAAGTACAATGGGTCTTGTCGAAGGTCACGTTTTATGTAGATAGTTCTTCCACCTTTAGATATTGCTTGCATCACAGGTTCACCTATTGCTAAGCGATATTTACCCGATTCATCGAGTTTAGCTCTTGCTAGTTTGTAAAAGGCGCGCTGAGCAGCATTAGTAAGCATTGTAGTTGCCGGTTTCTTTGTTACTAATTCTCTATCAAATGTGTCTTGAACTTTACGTTTGTCGAAAGCGTTGAGTTTCTCTCCGGCCTGAACTATTAAATTCTTCCACTGACCTTTAAGTTCTGTCTCTTTGTCAACTGCTTGTTGGAAGTGGTCACCAAGAGACTTAGCTTGTGGAGTACCAATGTCACGAACTTTATCTATTACGGCGCGGGTAATGAGGCCAATCTTACCCATGTAACGGTCTTTGGGAAGTCCTACTTCGTCGGGAGACTTTTTAACAGTTCTACTAAATAGATTCCTCTCCGGCCTTTGCTGACTAATAAGTTCTGACGATGAACGTAGAACTCTATCTAGCATAGAGCCAGCCTTAGGAGATAGACCAAGCAAATCTCGAACTGCATCAATTATCTTCTGGAATAATGTCCGTCCATCAGTAGTCTTAATCCCATCTAACAATCGCTGAAATTCTGGGTCTTTAAAAGCTTGAGCTAAGAACTCATCAAGATGGCCCATTGCATATTTAGTGGTTGAACCTAATCCTAAGTTAGACTTCTGTGTTAAGTCTGGTTCACCAGCAGTTCCATTCGGCCCGAACAAATCATTCTCAATACCTAAGTGGTGGGCTGTGTCGAGGTAGGATTGGATTAAATCTTTCAGTGGGACGTTAGAACTATTCTTCAAGTAGTTCTGTAGCTTAGTATAATACTCTTTTCCTTTACCACCAAATGCTGGAGTTTTTCTGGAGGTTAAAGAGTGAACTACTTCCTCCATCACAGACCTAGAATCTCCGGCTGTTCCAGTGCCTATGTTCACTTGGTCATTAAGAGTGTCGTAGTGAGAGCGTCTATCATTAGTTTTATCTAGTGTTGGGTCATGCTGCCAAGGAACTCCTAATGACTTAGTATCAGCAGTTGAGAGCAACTCTTTAGCTAATGGCGCAAATGGATGGTCAGGAGTATTAGCTAGGCTATGTAATATGCTTCCTGTCGTAGCCTTTCCTGACAAGATATGATTCTGTAACATTACAGGATTTAGTACATGATGTTCTGGAAATGCGGGCGGTGGTTTGCCACCGTATTTATCCGATATAGTCAATAATTCTCCGGCAGCTTGTTCTCTATCTTCTCTTGGTAAAGTTTTATCTTGTGTTTGTTTTACCAACTCCTGATAACGATTATAGTCTGAGAGAGCACTATTAACTCTCGACTTCTCTCCAGTAACAGGATTAAGAACTAATGGGTTTGGCGTCTCTTGCTTAGGTAAGAGGCTGCCGACTTGTGGTGGAACGGATTCTTTGCTCCCGGATGTCTGCTCCACCATGTTGCCGCCGCTTCTGACTTCGCTGCTTGGACTGATTTGCCGCTCTTGATTAGGCTGTCCCTTATTTTCTCGTACTCCAGTGGCATTTTGCTCTCCTTCTTCTGTTGGCCGAAACAAATGTAACTCAGCTAATAAGTCAGCCTGACGTAAAGCTTCTGTTGCATCCTGTTCTGACAAGTTTAATTTCGGAAAAATACGTTGCACTGCTACAGGCTTTGTCGCTCCTTTGTCAATAATTTTTTGTAGAATTTCTTGAGTAAATTGTGGTGCTTGTGGGGTTGTTCCCTGCTTAACCTGTGGCGTAGTTCCGGGTGTAGTAGCAGGAAGTCCTTCAACTGTTCCTTTGATGGGTTGTTCAGCGTTCTCATTTAGTCCCTTTTGCTCTTCTAAAGCGCCACCTTGATAGTCAGGGTCTTCAGTAGATGGCTCTTTTAATTGGTTGTTAAGTTCTTGTTGGTGTAATGCTTCTCGCATATCAGCAACAGGTTGAGATAACATTCTATCTTTGACAGTTTGTATTTGAGCCTTCATTACAGGGTCAATATCTTTAGGCACCAATGGTGCAAACTGTCGCATGAATAAATTCTTAATTTGTTTGTCACCAATCTTAAAGTTCCCCTGCTCATCTTGAGCCTTAAATGGTGTAGTTGCAGGTTGAACATATCCCGGCGCACTTTCATCTAGAGATTTAGTATTGTTATTAACCTCTTGTGTAGGTTCATCAGGTGCATGAAAACGTCCAGAAGGAAGCCATGATTTGGCAAACAATGCTCCACCACCTGCTTGTTCAGCAAGAGAGCCAATAGTTGGCATACCTTGACCTTGAGCTAAAGATAGACCAGTATTAATAGCAGGATTAAGCGCAGACTGCAACAAAACATTCTTCGCTTCTTGTGTTAATGCCTTACCACCAATAGTGCCAATAATATCCCTAACTCCACGAGCAGCAGTTGATGGGGAGAGGGTTCCACCAGAAGCCAAAGCTGAGCCAGCAATATCAGTAGCAAGAGCAGTCTTTGGATTAGTTTGTGCTGCTTCTTCGGCAGCTTGTTGTTGGGCTGCATAAGTTTCAGGATTTTCTATTGCTTGTTGAGCTTTTTGTCCACCATATGCCCCAGCACCAGCACCAAGAATACCACCACCTAATATTAATGCATCAGCTGGTAATCCTGCCTCAGGGCCTAATAGCCAAGGAGCAGCAAGTGCGGCGATTGAACCACCACCAATAGCACCAGCGCCACCACCTAAATATGAACCACCATGAGCAACAGCAGTACGGCCAATGGTTTGAGGGATAGATGGTGGTTGCTGTACTGGAGCATTGGTTGTAGGTGAAGCATAACGAGGGTCAATACCTTTTGCTTGTAATTCTTGAATCTCTGCTGGTGACCAATCGGTAAGTGCCATAGTGTCTTATTGGTAATCTGGAACTTGAACTGGCATACCACGAGCACCTTTTTCTGTGTGGTATCCTATTAACTGCGGCGGTGGCGGAACCTTAAACATTTGTCCGTGTGCTCCACGTTCGTAGTGCATTTGTAGATTCTTACTGTGTGCTTTAAGTGCTGCAACATTAGCAGCAATAGTTGATTGGGTGGCATCATGTTGAGTCTTAGATACGTCTTGCTTTGACTCATTGTACTGCTCAGTTGCAGCCTGTAAAATAGCAGGGTTGACTCTGCCAGTGACATCTTGTCCATCTTGAAATACTCGTCCAGTAGTGAAATCAACGCTATATCCAGGATATTTATCTACTGGTGTTGCATTTGTCGCGGCGTTTTGGTTGCTGCCTTGTTGAAAGTTAGTCCCAAGTGTAGGTGGAACAGCAGTAGGTGGTGGAGGACTGTAAGTGAATCCTCTGCCAGATGATAGAGTTCCACCTGTTGGCTGATTGCCAAGATGCTGCAGTGCCGCCATTTGAGCCATCATTGGTGGACGATATGCAGGATTCAGAACACCGCCAGAAGGAGTAACGCCCTGAGCACCAATAGTCGCCATATATGGCACAGATGTTCGTTCATCAGACATCATTCCAGAACGATAGTTCTCAGCAATATCTTGTAGTCGTTGTGTTCCAGTTGTTATTGGTAAATCTGCTATTTGCTGGCCAGTAGTCGCCGCGCCGATGGCAGCTTGATTACCTATTATTTGCTGTGCAGAAGGTAATGAGCCTAGTCTAGCTTGATTTAAGCCTACGTCATACTGCAAGTTTCCAGCAGTATCTAACTGCTGATTGAACGGAATGTTAAGACTCTGTGCTGCTCTAGCACCAATTAGTCTATTCTGTTCTTCTGTTGTATTGGCAGCACCAGTAGTATATGGCATACCAAGTTGGTTTTGTGTAATAGCAGTTCCAGTAGAACCAAGAGCAGATGGAGAAGTGTTGCCTTCTGTTGCTAAGTAGCCTTGTGTTGGAGTTAATCCTTGTAATTGTTCTGGTGCTAGTGAGCGAACTTGGTTGAAGTTCTGTCCACCAATCAAATTTCGTACAGTGTTCTCTTTCTGTTGCTGCAAAGAATCAGCTTGTCCTGCAAGATTCATCAGTTGAATCTGTCTTGCTTGAGGATTGAACATTCGTTGAAATCCTCCCGGTTGAGTGTACAAAGTAGTGGGCTGTCCATTGGCATCTACATAATTTCCATTCGCGTCAATACCAACAGCATTAAGCTTTGGTTTGTACATCTCCGATGAAATATCTTCTAAGAAATTTGATAGTCCCATAATATTATAATCCTAAAAATTTAAGCAAGTATTGCTTTCCAGCTTGATTAAACATTCGTACCCCTTGTCCATTAGGTTGCTCTAAGTGCTCATCTGTTAGTTGTGGAGCACCAATTTGGTTTTGCTGTCCTTGTGCTGGTTGGCCGATTAGTTGTGACTTAGGCTGCCCGTCAGCAGATTGGAATATATTACCAGCAGTATTAATATCTTGCCCAAATCCAGTTTGATTTCCAATATAGTTCTCCGCGCCTTGCAGTGGGCCATATTGAGATAAACTATTAAGTAGTCCAAGTAATGGCATAATGTTATCCTTTCAATTCTTGAACCATGTGGAAATATTTTAGCAACGCAACAGAGTTGCGACCAGATTTAATGTCCAATACGCATGACCTAACTACTTTGTAGACATACATTAATTTATTTCTGTCGTTCTTTATTCTATTAACTATCTCAGGAGCAACTTTATAATACTCATTAACCACTTCTTTTGGAACAAATTTATCTCTAAAGGCGCGCAATACTTCCAATTCTTCGCAATCATCTGGCAATCCCATAAATTCACAGCAAGCAGTTGTTAGATAACAAGATACACCACCCTGAGCAGATGAACTTCCACTACGAGTTTGCGAAGCAGATGATACACCAGCTAATTGATTGCCAAGTCCAGTTGCGAATGTGAATGGAGTTGTAAGATTAGCATTGGCTTGTGTAGGATTGAATTGACCTAAGCCAAAATTAGCCGAAACATTACCAGCAGAAGTTGCAGCTTGTACAGGATTGAAGGCTGTATTTTGTGCTTGTGCAACTCCAGTTGCTTGTCCAAGAGCAGTACCAAGTGCAGCACGCTTGGCTTGTAAAGCATTGCCAAATTGCATTGCATTTTGAACAGCATTAGTAGCATTATCTAACCCAAGATTACCTGTAGCATAGTTTGATTGATTGAGACTACGGTCAACAGCAGCAGTTTCACCACCAGATAATCCATTTAGATTAATACTATTGACAAGATTAGCTGCTTGAGTATTTGATGCAGCTTGAGCGGGGTTGAGAAGATTAGTCAATCCAGCACCCTCTAATGCGTATAACCCTCCAGCACCAGATAGCAAGTCGGCTTGAGATAGTGCTTGTTGAGTTGACAGATTAGCTCCAGCTTGTTGATAACCGGGAGCATATTGATTCAACTGATTAAGACCTGACGCAGTATAAATAGGATTAGAACCAGCCGCCGCACCTGCCAATTCATTAGATACTGCCGGGACTTGATTGGTAGTTGTTGCTAAGGTTGCTGGCAAATATTGGTTGTACAACGCCAACATCTGTTGTGGTGTAGCTTGAGGATTGCTGATACTGGCACTGTCTGATGAACCACCAGATAGTCTTATTGTTGAAGGGCCATAGCTCATATAGTAGTCAACTTTCTGTAAATTTGTTGTGTGTCATGTTTCTTGTGTATGCCATGTTTAAGCCATTCTAGTTTGTAGTTTGGATACATTTTCTGAACTTTTTCTGCAAAGCGACGTAAAGTAGATAATGACATTGCTAAGTTTTCTGTTATGAATAAAACATTGTTGGGCCGTTTTTCAGCCATTATCATTCCTGTTATTCGTCCTTGTTCATCAACAGAGTAAAGTAGTAATTGATTTCGTACTGCCTCAATTAGTAAGTTGACTATTTGAGTATCGGTAAAACCAATAAATGTTTTATTACCTTTGTTGGCAATAACAAATTCGTATAGATTTGTGATAGATAGTTTCATCGTCCAGTAATTCGGTAGGAATATCTCCAGTCACGACCGAAGCCCACGCGAGGATTTATGATGTCATGTGGGTTCTCAACAAGTGCTACAGTATCATCTGTTCCTCTGTTTGCGTTCTCATGAATTTGAGCTAACATTTGTTGTGATTTCTGATAGAAAGCTGTTGCGAGATTGATATTACCCTGTTCTTCGTACCCAAGTTGTAAGCATTTCGTAATAATAACTTCGTCATATCCAACAGCAGGAAATTCGTCATTATCATTTTGAAACCAAGGGAGAGCCTTCTTGAACAGAACCTCAATCCATCCAAGCATCTGGTTAGTATTCGGAGGAAACCACGGAGCGGCAGACACATCAATAATTTGAAATTGTGCTTTCAATTTATTGTTAGCTAAATAACTAATTTGATTTCCATCAATGTCAGCCATGACAACATTATATTGACTAACAGCAGTTTTAGTGAAAGCAGTAACATCATTGTACTCATTCGCAGTTTGTACTTGTGTTGCGTTCATTATGACAGTCTCAGAGATAATGCTAGAACCAGCAGTCGAGCCAGAAACATTAACAGTAATTGGTGGAGTTTCAACTGCCTCAACATTAAGTAATAGATGAGACTGATTCGTTAGCGCGCTTTGTAGAGTATGGTATCCTTTAATGCGCCAATTTCTCCACTCATCTGACCAATTAAACTCATTATATCTCGGACGCATCTGAGATAGTTTGAGAGCAATATGCTCCCATGCTTGGCGCATAGCGCGAACAGAGCCAACATAGTCAGGTAGAGCAATCTCTTGGTTAGCATTAACTTTGAAGTATTGCTCATTTAGTGAGCCAGCCATATCAGACATTTCCCACAATTCTTTGGCAGCAGTATTAACGTAACGAAGTAATACTGAACGCTGTCCAGAGTCAGCAGGATTAAGTCCTAATTTGAATCCAACTTGTTGTAAAATATATTGTAAGGCCACGATATTATGATTGTTGTATTACAGCCTGAGTCTGTAATGGCTGCATTGGAGTTATGTCTTGAGTGGTTATTGAGGTGGAGTTGAGAACCGCCCCGCCTGTCCATGTAAGAACAATAAATGCTTTCCATCCTTGGGCACTATTTGGGAATGAGAAGTAGAGAGAATTAGTCTGTGTCCCAATATCACTTCCGATAGCCACACCACTATAAGTATTAGGAGCAGGAACATAACTTATGTTCTGTGTTTGAGATGAGTCAAGTCTATTATTAACAAATAGTGTAGCAGTGACAGAAATATCTTCTGTAATATTTGCCATTATTGCTCTGAAATTAATAACTTTTAATTCCTTCTTGGGGTCTTGGGAACATACAGCACCAAGTCTTATCGTACCTGCTTCTGGCGCGGCGATGTAAAGCTGTACTACTCTATCATCGTCAGTTATTGCATAGAGAGCAAGAGTTGCTACTGTAATTGATGCCATTTGCTTAGCGGCATGATTGCCTAGTTGAGTAGTATCGAGAGATTGATAGACTCCATTTATAGTATCATACACAATTAATACGTATCCAAATACAGTATTGACAGAAAATATTGCATAATTATCAAATGCTATAGCTGACGACAATAGTGGTTGTTGCTGTACTCCAGAAAATAGAGACGCAACAGTTGCAGAAAACACACTATTACGACCTTCGTTTTGTTGGTACTCAATAGCATTAAATGAGCGTAGCCCGTTGGCATCAATAAATACAGAATCTCCAGAAGAAGGGGATGCTGGTGTTCCAGAAATATCAATTATACCTCTCTCTGATACACAATTTGAAGTAAAAAGAAATGTACGAATAAATGTATACTCCCCAAATATAGTTGGAGCATTTGGTGTTGTATTAAGAGTAACAGAGAACATTGCTGAATTACCAGCCGCAACAAGTAGCATATTTCCCGGCATTGCTCTCATAGCTGTTATTCCACCAACACCAACAGAATAAGAAGTTGTAGTAGCGTCACCGCCAGCATTACCATTTAAGTCAACATTAATAACAAAGTCTAATGGACGTCCAGAGACAGAGCGGTAAATATTAACAGCATCTTGTGCTACAATGAATAATATTCCATTGTACCATTCCATAAAGGAGCCAATCGGCACATATTCTCTTTTATCATTAACTCCTGTTGGGTCATATGACCATTGAGAGTATGTTTGTGTTGTTCTACATTGAACAGTATTATTAGAGTCAATATAGATAAACTGTGGCTGCGTAATGTTATCTTGCACCAACAATCCCGGTAAATTGGCGAATGCTCCCGCGACTTGGTTGACCTGTGATACCGGTAAGTTAGCTTGAGGAACTGTTGGAGTCCCGGAAAGAGCAGTAGCGAGTCGGCCATAGTTTGTTGTAGCCAAGGGTACAGCAACAAACCAATATCTTGGTGCACTAGAGTTCATTGAGAAGTTGGTAATTTGTGTCCAAGATGAACTGGTATTCAACCTATAGTATGCATTACCTGCAACAAATATGATAATATAGTTGCCAAATGTTGTGATGCCTTGTTTTAATCCTTTCGGAGCAGTAACATCTTCTGCTGATTTAAGAATTGGTTGAGCAACATCAAACCTAGTTCGTATATTAAGACCAATACGATATTGATTATACGTTATATCGTACGGTGTGTCTCCCTCCTTGTACTTAAACGACACAGGCAAACGTGTGTCGTCAAGCAATAAGTTCAATCCACCAGAGAAAGATGTTTGTTTGTATTCGCCCATATGAACTACAGATATTCAATAATCTCAAGAACAGAATTAATTCCACCAAATACTGTTGTAGAACCATCAGCAGAATTTAGATAGCCAGTTGATGCGCTAATACCCCAAGCAATTTTAAAGTTAATTGCTGATGTGGAGCCGGGAGCATAAGAAAAGAACGCTTCTGTTGGTAGCATTGCTGTCCCACTGATTGAGACTCCAACTCCTAATGGTGCAGTGGCACCAGTTGCAGTATACACTCCAACAACATTGTAACTACTGGCTGTAAACAAATTCACTCTACAACGAATAATAAGTGTACTTGATGCTGACAAAGGAGTGAACGTAGTGTTCATTGCTGTATAAGCGTTCATGCCTGTAGCATTATAGTTCGGCGCACCTGTTGTACTAACATTACCGGCAGATGTTGCTTTAGTTGCATCATTCACAACCACAATTTGCAATATTCTTGCTCCTAAAGATGCAAGAGTAACAAGCTGGTAATCTGTACCACCAGTATTAACTTGTGGAATTTTCAGTCCATTGCCAGTAACTCCTAAGTTGGCCGATGTAGCAATAGGAGAAGCAAACCATTCTACTGCTGTTGCTCCAGCATTTGTTCTTGGTAGTGTAAGGCCAGTCCCATTTGGTTTAACATCTGTGGTAACATCAATTGTTTTCGCCACCAAATTACCGGTAGCTCCACCAGTAATAGTATTGAGAGCTATTTTAGCTCCAGTAATAGCAGCATTAGCAACTGATGGATTAGGATAAGTCCCGGTCAAATCACCACCTGCTGTACCGGATGGTGGCAATCCAGTCGGCGCACCAATCAATTTGCTGTAGTTAAGATTGACTATCTTATCATCAGTAATAGTGTATGTAGCAATCATTGAGTCAACAATAGTTCCTACACCAATAGATGCTGCTGCTACTGTTTGCCATTGAAGAAGTGTAACATCTGTTGCTGCATTAGGATTCCAAATATAAGGAACAGCAGCAGTTGCAGTAATACGAAGCCAAATGTAATTCTGCCACTTTGTTGTGACAGCAGCGTTGGGAACATTAGGAACGCCTGCAACGTCCATTGTTTGGATAACAAATCCAATATCTGTAAATGGCGCTAATCCAGATACTAGCTGTAGTAACTGCGCGCCGGTTATAGACGTATAAGCGGTCGGGTCAAATGGTGCAACTAAATCAATGGTTGATATGAACATAAATTACCTTGGTTGAATTATTGGTGTAATAGCAGAGTTAAGTTGTGATGTTGAACCAACCGGAAATACAAACGGTAGATTAAGATTTGGCGTGTTAAATGTTGTGCAAATTGGGTCAGCATTGACTAGTGTAAAGTCAGAGCCAAAACGATAGTCCACTCCACCTAACTTAGATGTATAGAGTTGCAGAGAGGTTAATTGAGCAATAGTTATTGCAGCAGGATGGAGTAAATAAACTTGAGCAGTAAATGGGACGTTGTTGGCATGTAGATATATTTGGGCTGTTACAATAGAATTTGGAGTGCCTGTTTCCAGAAATGTTTGTGCTGTCTCTCCTGTTGTAAATGAGCCTGAGGAATTAAGGGTTGGTGGAGTGCCAGCCACTCCATTATCTAGTTGCGTTTCATTTATTCCAAATACAGCATTGTATGTTGTTTCTGCTATAAGATGTGGATTTACTAGATATAAACTTCCCACATAATTTCCTGGCTGAACTAAGTTTGGATACTGAAAAATAATTGTTGTCCCTTGTGCCACTATATTAAATGGTACACCAACAGACATAATAACAGTCTGAGAACCATTAATTAGCCACAATCCTGTCTCAGATGCACCGGGAGTAATTGTATATGTCGCGCCTTGTGCAATATTAACAACTACTTGTGGAATTGGATTTCCAGTATAAATACTCATAGTCCGTACTTATTAGTTAGATAACTTTCTATTTGGACAATAGTATTGCTAGAAAGTGCCCCTGTATATTCAATATACTCCGGAATAAAATAGTTAGTATTTCCTCCTCCAACTAACAAGTTTCCAAGACTATAGCCATTTGTTTGTGTTAAAGATGGTATACTTCCTGTACTAGTTAGTTGTACACCATTCAATCTGGCAATACTTGACGCACCATTCATTACTAGCGTTACCCAAATAGTACCTCCCAAGTTGATTCCATTGTAATCTTCTGTGCTGGAAGTAGTTACAAGTCGTATAAGGTCTGGAGAGCCACCACCGGGGTCAGCAAAAAACCCTTGATTAAAGCTAGAATAAGAAGAAAGAACAGGTGCAAATGCGGCTCCATTTAAACGACCAACCCAAAAAATAGTCATTGCTGTTGGTGTTTGTAGACTGGAATTGCTAATGTAACTGTTTGTTCCAGATGTTGAGTAGAATAAAACAGATGGTTTACCATTTATAATATTCGTGACATATATTACACTCTCTCCAGATATTTGATACGCGTTATTATTATTGCCACTCTGGTCTTGCCATTCTACAACAGCATTACTTTCTCCTGCCAGTCCACCAGAATTATTCGTCCATACGCCAGTATCAGCTTTAAGCCACAATAACATACCATTAAGAGGTATTGGAGAGTTAGTATTAGTAACAGTATGTCCCCATGCTAGCTCTGCCGGTTGAAATGGTTGAGCTATACAGTTAGCGGTCATAAGGAGCAATACTATTGTCCAACGGTAGTCCATATAACTGATTGTGTTATGTTGCTCTGAATTGTAATACGAAATTCATTCCCATTTGTCAAGGTTAAGTAAAATATATTCCCATTAGATGTCCAGCCATTTGTATTGAAATGTGGCCAAGTGTTTGGCAAAGCAATAACTCTATTCCCGCCAGAAGCAACAACATTGACAGAAAGTAATTTCCATATATTAAGATTTGTAACTCCCAAGAAATCAACATTGTTTGTTGCGAGCAGGGTTGCGTAGATACAATTCTGACCAAAACTATTTGATATACCGAAGTCGAACCAGTAAAAATTGGTTGCAGAAGTTGTACTGGCAGGTGGATTGGTGTAGCCAGTCTCTATTGCTCCAATAATATTTATGTTAGTTATGACTATATTAGTATAATTATTGGTGAAATTATTCGTTATATAGACAAAATTAGTTACATAATTTGTTGTAGCAAACGACAGAGTATTATTAAGATACGCTACCATTTGTGCAATAGTCCAGTTATAGTTGCCAACATTTGGGTTAGCAAGGACTGTTTCCATGTTAGTCGTGACATTAGTTCCAACATTAGGTAACTGACCAATAGGCGTAATAACATTCGTTTGTGCTACTACACCAACACAACTAACTAGTAAAATTAGTAATATATTCTTCATTCTTGTCCTAACTCTCCACCAGTTTCCAAACCAATAATTCCACCAGTCTCAGTTCCAATAACATATGTTTGTCCAGTATTAACTGGAATAGATTGCGATACAGACCATACCTCAAATCTAAAGTTCTTTCCAATCTTTTGTCCAGTATAAAGCGGACAAGGAAAGTACAGTATTTCTCCTACATTCTGCCAAACTTTATATCGATACATAATATTATTGCTATCTATCCAAGATATGCACAATAGATACGTCGTTGTAACCTGCAATAACTGTCTATTAATTTGCAAAGAGAAGTTGTTTGGCCCTTCATAATTAAAAGTCGCAATAATGTCAGAATATCCAGCCCACAATGTTTGTACAGAAAATGTTGGCAGAGTAATAAATGCTTGTGTTCTAGTAAGTTGTGTTACAGGATTAGGGTCAAGCCATCTCTGTAGAGTTCTTGGAACTAACCAAGCCCCTGTATCTGACACTGGTGGTGGAACTAAAGGTTGCATTATAAAGTTAGACTATCATGTTTCCAGATAATACGCTGAGTGGGAGTAACAAGCATAAATGAAGGAGGAACTCTGTCAGCATCCCATTCCTTATTGAATGGTTCAATTCCTTCTGCTCTCTTGAATCTAGTCCAAAACTCAGAACAAAATTGTTTATCCGCCGCGCCTTGGTGGACTGCAAGAGTAAAACAGAGCAATCCTTTCCAGTCATATTTCTGCCCTTGGCATTTCTTAAAAAATTCAATCCCTTCCTCAAAATCATGTGGCTCATTGTCGCGTAGGACTGCAGCCAATCCATCTGAACGAAACGAGTATTGATTTACTCCAATTCCATTTCTGCTGGCATAAGATGTCTTATCACCAGCATATATCTCAACATGAGCGACCTTAGTCCATGTCTTAATAGCGATAAGCCAGTCGATAATACTGTGGCTGAAATACATCAGCGTATCGCCGGGTTGGAGTAAATCAATCTCGAATTTGGGCATACTAATTAGAACGTAAAACCAGCTTCGATTAAGAATGACGGATTACTGTTGAACTTCTTGGTGGTATAGATTGGCAAACTAAGACCAATCTCAGAGAAAGTGTTGGCAGTCATTTTCTTTTTAAGCACTATTCGAGGCTCAATAACTCCACCATTAACAGTACTATCATATCCACCAAGCAAGTCTCCTTCAAGTTCTGTGTCCATATATCGAACAGCAGCATAACCAATACCAGCCTCAGCAGCATTGATTGGCGAACCTACGCCACTGAATTGAAATGACACAGGAATAGTAACAGCACTATTTGGAATGTCATATTGCAAATCCAGAATACTAGATGCATTAACCCCAGTAACTTGTTTATAGCCAGTGGCTGCTTCAAGTGTTAGATTTGTCCAAGTACCGTTGGTGGTGAAACTTGTCAAGTACAGTTCAGCAGATGTAAAGAACGTTACAGGAGCATTTGTTTGTGCCTCAACACATGCTGTAGTTAGCAAAGTCGCGGCGATTAGTGTCAGTAGTTTTTTCATTTGTTTTGTTTGTTATGGATTTAATGGTGGTGCTGTCATAGGAGATTGTTTAGGTTGAGTAGGTTGAATCTGTTTGCCTTTTGGTATCCAAAAGAAATATCCAACTCCACGAAGTAGTCCACCTTTATCTTGTGTCCAAGGATAAATCTTTAATATCATATGCCAAATTCCTGCACCAACAGGCAATAAGAGTAGTGTCCACCACTGATTTAGTTGTGTAACAACTTGCTGAACATCAATATGTGGGAGAGCATTTGTTGGATTCATGGAAATGTAGCATTTGTTAGTTTGTTTGTGCTAAATGTTTGTACAACAGCTGACACAGGTTTAGTACCTTCTCCTTCAGGTTCAATATTAAGTCGTCTATCAATATTCGCTATATGAAATTTAATAGAACGAAGGTCATTCGTTATTCCAGCTATTATCTGTTCATCTTGTATTAACTTTGATGGCCCATGTATAGTAATAACTACCCAATCAAGTTGTGCAGCAATCTGGTCACGGAAACCAATGATAGTAGCAATGCCTACAAGTATTCCAAGACCTGTTGTTTGCCACCAAACTATACGTCTACTCTTAACCCATCTTTGTGTTTCGTCTGATGTATGTGATAACTTCATTTAGTTGTTCTCCCTACTATATCACCAATTATTAGTGCTGCTGGTAATAATACTGCTCCAACACCCATCAACCAAGATTGTCTATTTTCAAGAACTAAGATACGTTGTCTGTCAACCTCTAGTCGTTCTTTTAAAGCATCAGAAGCAATTTTTAATGCCTTTTCACGTTCAGATTGAACGGCTTCGATATACTCTTTTAGAGGGACTGTTTCCATTATTAGTATGTATTAGTGTTTATAAACATTCCATATAGATTATTTGTTATGTATAATCCAGTTGTATAGTTGTAGCGAACACGCTGTATGACAACATAATTTGTACCGGGAATAATACAAGACCCTGGAATTAATTGACGATTATTTCCGCCAAAGACAGGAGAGTTAGTAAACACCGATGTACCATCAAAACTAGTGACAGTCATTTGTGCACTAACTTGTACCATGTTTTCAGAACCGTCCTGTGGATAGATGGCAATTCCGGCGTACTTGCTGCTGCCCCAGTCGGCTATGTAATTGATTTGTCCAAACGCCGGAGCGCAGAGCAGGCAGAATAATATGGTGCGAAGGAGGGTCATGGGCCACCCGCCCCAGTTGACATTTGAATAATTGACCACGTCATGTTGCCGGTAAATGTAAGTGCGGTCATTGATGTTACAAAATTGGTGGTAGTATAGGTCGTAATCGACAAGCCCGGAATCAAACCGCCATTGTCGGTAAGATTAACCACATAGTTTGTGGTGGGCATCACCACAGGAAAGGATATGGTTTGCGCCGTGGCTCCAACCAATGTCACGTTTGTCTTGCCAGCTTGTGTGGCTGGTATGAAAAGTCCACCTGATTGGTTAGTCGAAGATAAGGATGTCGAGGCGTTTACGTTTGTTATATTAGCCCCATTTAACGCCGGGGTTAGTGACGCAACTCCATCGTTGTATATTTTTACAAATTCATTCGATTGTAATGCTCGATTCCAGATTTTTGCATCATCAAAGTTTCCAGTGAAGGCGGTTGCACCATACCTAGTGCCAAAATAAATCACCGCATTGGCGCTGCCGGAGCCTTCATACGGCAGAAAACCCGACTGGGCAGCACTTGCCACTTGTTGGCCATCAAGCCAAAGACGATTACTTACCCCGTCGTAGGAGGCCCCCACCAAATGCCAGACATTGGTAGCAATTCTGGTGCTCGGATTGTATGCTGGACGTGAATCGCTGTGAGAGTTGTTCAGTGAATCGAAGTACAGGTAGTTGCTAGACTGTAGCACGACGTTCCAATCGCCATTTACCGTCCCATCGCCACGGCCAATGATGCCCAGAAATGAGTTGTTCCCAGCATCCGATTTTATATTTATCCAAACCGCAGCAGTGAAGTTGGTTAAGTTTTGTAGTGCTACATTGACGCTTGAGTTGAAATTAGTTACAAAACCAGTGCCGTTTAATTGTAACCCATAACCATAGACCCCAACGTTCGTGCGCAAGGTCGCATCGGTCAGCAATCCGTCTGAACCTCCTGTTGAAAAATCGTTGACATATGTTCCCGATGACTCACTAAAAGGATACCAAAGGATAAGTCCGTCGTTGATTCCGTTTTGAAACCTTGCCGCCGATATAATCGATTGATTGTTGGTTGCTATGACGTTTCCTCCATTTACTACTGGTGATTGAGGAGAAACCAACAAAGTAGCCCCGCCGTTGGCAGGACAGGTAAAAGTGACATTTGTAGATGTGAAATAGTTTGTCTGGCTCCAAATATCCAGCACATTCGCGATGTTATTGGGTGCGATTCTGAGAATCGCTAATGGGATTGTAACGGTAGCGGTTGAGTTAGTGGCCCAAGGTATGACCTGAATTGCAGTTTGGCCGTTACGCATGAATTTTGCTATTGTGACTGCGGTTGAATTGCTTTGAACAATTTGTCCTCCGAGTCCGCTGTCTAAGTCTATCTGATACAAATAATTGTTTGTTGGTAGCTGAGGCTCTGTTGTTCCAAAAGAAGCAAAATAAATAATTGGCCCGCCAAGAATTGCCTGCATTCCGAGATTCTCATTAACAAAATTAGTTGACCATGCCCCAAATGACCACACTCCGGCAAAATTTATGTTCGCAATGCCAGCATTTTTCACCCAATCAAGTGAGCAGGCATTCAGGACAAATGGCATGAAGTCGTTGAAGTTTGTTATCTGGTCGCCATCTTGAGTTGCGAATCGAACAGTGATTCCAGCAGGCAGTTCAGATGCCAGTTGTGGATTTTGATAAATCAAGTGAGATAAATAGCTCGCACCAGTTTCCATGATTGGTTGACCGCTGTTTGTGTACGCCAAAACCATGGCATTCCACGCATTCCAAATTTGCTGGAGATTCGCTTGAGCGGTTGGAACACCAAGTTGAGGTTCAAATTTTATTCCATCAAAACCCCACTGCATGGCCTGTGCTATATTCGTCTGGTACAATGCTCCTGCCTGCGGTTTTCCTCCCGAAGAAGTAGAATTAGGCTCGATATAGAGACATGCTTTCATTCCATAAGCATGAATCAATGCAGCCGCTGCCGCCATACCTTGTGGAAAGTTGTTTGAGTTGGCATATAACATACCCGCCGAATTTGTTCCCCCAGCCCATCCGTCATCTATTGTGTAAACATACACAGGAAGATTATTGGCAAAATTTTTGTTTGATAATGTTACCAAATCATTCGTCAAATTTGTGACGTTGAACGATACTCCGTAAGCTCCAAATGAATTATTACCCACCCAATTTACAAGTTGGCGACTTTGGCCCAGTGTGCTCAATAAAGCAAAATTTGTTGAATCTAAAGAACCATTTACCGTAAAAGAAACAAGTGAAGTATTGCCTGTCACCACCCCCTGCGCCGCTGCGACCATTGCGTTGGTGCCATTAGAAGTGAACTTCGTAACTAAATTCTGTCCCGCCGGTGCACTAACAACACCAGAAGCATCCAACGATATATTCGTTGCAGACCCTCCGCCAGAACCACCATTAGCTGATATTGTTGGCGTAACTAAGCCACCCCTACCAAATGCTACAATAGGTAGAAGTGCTAACAGAACAATTAATTTTTTCATTTGTTATTTTATTGGCCCAAATGAACCTATTGATGGCCCTTTTGTCTGTGATAAATCATTTCGTTTAAGTATAGTAACTGCAATAGTCGTCCCGCCTCTACTATATACCCAAACTGCTTGTCCAAAATTAGAAGCATCAAATTGTTGTCCAGAACCAAATCCATCTGCATTTACTGTTCCCGGCTTCGATAAAATTCCATTAAAATTGGTTGGGTCGGTAGTATGACCAATACCATAGTAGCAATCATTGGCACCAACATTCTGTATATAACGTCCAGCATACTCACCAATATCTCCTGTTATGTCTGGTAAAACAATAGTTGGTTTACTATCAGCAATAGCAATAGGATTAGTTGGTACTTGAACAACATCTTTTTCTACAACATCTACAGTTCTTAAAGGCATAAAATATTAGGGTGAGTGTAGAATTGAACCACACTCACCCATTGATTGTTTACTTTACTGTTGATAAGTTACAGTCACAGTTTCATATGACCCAACAGTAGTGTTAGTGACCCAACATCCAAACAGGAAGTAATAATTTACTCCACTATAGATTGTTGAAGTACCAGCCAATGCAGCAGCACTCAAACGCTGTGGCCAGTTATTAGTTGCAGCAGCAACATTATTGGTCACATCAATTAGTGCGATGTTAGTCGTAGCATTGGTTACATTGTAATAGTTTGTCCAGATTGTAATATAGTTAGTTGCATAACTAAGTCTATTAGTGAACGCTGGAGTTGTGTATAGCAAACTATTAGTTGGTGCATCAACAAATAATGCTGATACATTTGTAGTGCCGGGTGCTGTCAAGACAATTTGTGTAATCTTGAGAGTCCCGTTAGTAACTGACAATAGATTGGTATAAGTACCCGGAAGAATTGTCAGTGTAGTAGTAATTGCTTGCGAAACATTAACAAACAATGCCATCGCAGCAACCAGAAGGATTAATTTTTTAATCATATTATTTCTTGGTTAATAGTTTAGGCAGCAGCAACGGCGGGGCGTTGACGCAAGATTAATATTGGAAATGCGAAACGTCTTTCTGTCATGATAAGACCATGAACTAATGACGCTTTGAGTTGCAAGTTTTCACCAAAGTCGTTCATTTCATAAGTGCCATCAGCATTTGTAATCAACAGTTGGTCAGTCAGCCTAACTTCACCATTCCAACGAAGAGAATAGAATTTCTCTCCTGTCATATTCTTCTGAGCAAACTCTTTAGGTGGAGGGCCAACCTTAATAGTTTTGCAGAAGTAATCTCCAAGCAACCATGCAATAGAGAATGGAGAGGAGACTAGAGAAGTGTAATACGGATTAGGTTTCCACTTCTGGTCAGTTGGGTCAAATATTTCCGGGTCAATCGGAAATCCCGCAGCCCAAAGAACATTACCACCACCATCAACAATATTAGCCGTTGAATAACGAATAGGATATTTCTTAATCTTACAGGTTATTGTACCAAACAGTGAACCTTTGAAATCTTCAAACAGCAAATCAAGGTTAACAGATTTCAATTGACCTTGAACACCATTAATACCATTAACATCAGGGTCAAATGTAAAGTTGAAGAAGTCCTCAGAGCCACAGAACAAAGCATAACGACCTTTGAGTCCTTCATTATCCTTTGGCATATTCATAACGCCATTGAATGAGGGAGCACCCAAATCATCCTGCAAGTTCATAATCGCGCGATAAATATCACGCAACCTGAGATTTTGAAGAACACCTGTATTCCCACCAGCACCTTGAGTAACAGCAACTAACCATGCAGCAGTCTTAGAATTAGCTGCATTAAGTGTTGAGTTACCAGCAGCAATAGGAGCACCACCAACAAGTCCAGTACCACAAAGATAGACATAGTTTGCATTAAACCACATCTGAGTCTCAATAAACTGGTTGTTGGAGCAAGCAATCTGTTTAACAATATCATCTGAGTTAAACTTAATATACTTATCCCAAAATACTTGGAATGAAGGAATGAAGTTAAACACATACGAACCGTACTTGTGTCTGTACAGAACAGCCTGTTCATTAGACTCTGTGACCTGATAGATGTCTTTATTAGCTGCTGTAGTGATAGGATTCGGGAAGAAGAATGACCGTCCAACAGGTGTACGCTGTGGAGTTACTGCTTCCATCACTGAACCCATGTTTTCTTGCCAAGGAATTGACCCATACATTTGGTCAAACTCATTCCAGTTGGCGTACTGAGGAATCTCGTTATGTACGAGATAGAAGGGAAGTTGTGCAAACAAGTTATTCGCTTGAATAACTGCTGGCGAGAACTGCCCCGGTAAGTTATAAAAACTTGGCATGTTAGCCTTTCAATTAATTATTAAAATTTCAGTTAAACTCAATCCAAGTTTACCGTAAACTTGTAACCGAGCTAAATGCCCTTTTAGCAACTATTAGAGGCTAATGTAAATGCCCTTTTACTTATTAGAGGCTACTATCCGACTCTTGACCACTTTATAGCATTTTTTATGCCAAAATAAATTAACTATTAAATCATCTCCTTGATGGCATACCATCAAGTGAAAATACAGATGGAACACCATTTGCCAATACTCCATTCTGCTCTTTCTTAATAGGTTGAGTATCTGATGAAGGTTCTCCGCGCTTTAACTCATCATTTTTAATTTGTGCAACTGTCTGACCATTCTTTGCTTCTCTTAATTCTGCACCTTGAATAATCATTGCAACAAAGAGGTCACTCGCAACCTCAGCAATAGGAGATGATTGCCAGTAGATTGGTAGCATTGATTTGAAATCAGACTTTATGTCTTTCAACTTCTTGTCCCCTGAACCTTCAACATTAACAGAGTACTCAAGCAATTTAGGGTCAGCAACCCAAGCAAATCTTTCTTTTCTTACAGCCTCAACTGCTTGAAGGTCTGATTGTATTTGTTGCTTAAATCGTTGTGGAAAAGTTTGAAGTTGACCACCAATCTGTTGTACAGCATTAGTACAGGCGGATAAATTACCAGCAATACGAATCTCGTCAGCATCAGATGGCTCTCGTTCTTCTGACAATACTGGCTTACCATTTTTATCGAACCCTGTAATATCTCTAAACTTCTTTGCAGCTTTAATAGCAAGTAACGCTTGTTCCCAACACTGTCCTTCTGTCTGAGCAAAGTATCCTTTCGATTGCAACTGTTGATATTCTGGACTTAATGTATATCCTTGGTCGTGTTGTAGATAGGTTGCTTCTCTAAGCGCAGCGAGTCCCTTGTTTTCTTTGATTAAATTGGCAGCATATTCTCGTGATTGACGAGACATATTCTTTAGATTAATCTGCTCTTGTGGAGTAAAGCCAGTATAATCAAAAGCATCTTGACCATCTTTATGCTCCTTAACAGGAGTTATTGGCTTAATCGACCCGCTTTTCTCTTGCTCTTTACTCTTGTCCTCAACTTTAGCATCTTCCTTTTTAACTTCTGTAGGCGCTTTGAGAACCGATTTAGGTTCATCTTTCTTAACTTCTTCTTTCTTTTCATCTTTCTTTGGCTCTTCCTTTTTAATTTCTTCAACCTTCTTATCATCGGTAGGAGATTTAATAACTAACTCTGGCTTCTCATTATCCTTCTTAACTTCTGCTGAATCAGTCTTGACTTCTTTATGGTCAATAGATACCACTGAATCTCCAACCCCCTTATTAGCAAAATTAGGGTCATAAGTAAAGGTCATTTCCTTTACCTCTTTAGGTGGTTCAGATGGCATCTCAGGAGTTAATCCTCTACCTGCACCGGGAGTTGGTTTAATATCGTCTGGCATAGTTAAGTTTTATTTGATTGTTCAATGAATTTGGTTGTTGAAGTGACCATTGAAATTATTGCATCAGTTGTTCGTATCCCATAAGCGTGCAAACGAAATGCTACATCTGGTTCAGAAGTATTACCTGCGCCGAGAGACAGAGTTTTTACAAACTGTTCTCTATGAAGTTGTAGGTTCTTTATTAGTTGCACAGTGCACGGATGTGTCAACCACGCTCCATGTTGAGCAGACAAAACATTTTCTGGACTTAGTTGTTCCATGACTATTTCTGTACTCCATTCTTCTGTTGTGATTGTTCTTGCATCTGTTTGAACTTATCTGCTGCCACTTCAACAAGAGGCAAAGCATGTATTCTGCCTGTCTCAGAGAACCATTCTGGATGTTCTGCAAGATGTACAATACCTTGTCCAGCTTGTTTAGCCATTGCAATACCTTGACCTAATTGCGACTGCTGTTGTTGCTGTTGTTCAGCCATTTGTTGTTTGATGGCTTGAACATATTTAGCAGCACTATCAGGGAATTGCTTCTCAAGAAAATCAGTCAAAAATGGAATCGCCGCGCCAGTATTTTGAATAACTGGCCAAGTTTCCATCATTGACTGAATAAGTTTTGCCTTCTCAATAACATCAACATCACCAGAAGGTTTGACTGTCCAAGACCGAGCATATAATGGAGCAACAACAGGATTAACTTTAATCAAACCAGCTAGAACTCGTGACTTAATAATATCACACTCAAACGTAAATTGATTCTTCAGTGCCACAGAGAATAGTGTAACTTGCACTCCTGATAACTGTTGAGCCTGTTGAGTTGCGGCTTTAATTGCTGTTGCTGTCTTTCGAGAATCAGCTTGTTTATTAGTTTCTGCAAAATTAACTTGAGATGTTTCTTGCTGATTGGACGACACTAACAACTGAATAGCAGTAAACATCTGTGGGTCTGGAGCATCTAACTTCATCTCTTTTAGTTTACCATTAATAATAGCTCCTGTCTTGAAATAAATATTCTTCTGGATAAGAAAATCATCATTTGGGTCAGAAGTATCTTTGGAAAAGTATAATCCAGCAGCGCGGCGGGCCTGAGTAAGAGTTGACGACATCAATGAAGATGCAGCATTTTGTGTATCTTGGTCTAAGAATATCCTACCTTTAAGATTAGCTATTGTATCATTCTCTGATATTAAATATGGATATAAGAAGTATGGATAAGCTGTCTCATATTCTTCATCAGAAGGAGGAATCCCACTTTTAATTTGGTCTATGTGTTTATCTGTAATGTTGGGATTAAACTTCTTAATTGCTGGAATAGCCAAAGACTGCATCATTGGTGGAATCTTTGATATTACTGGTGCCAACTTTGCAGCAGATTGATTAATCTTTCTACGACCCAAAAACAAAGGACGAGGTTTACGAATCCAATCATCACATATTTTAGGACAAGCCCAAGCAACTTGAACCACTCCTTTTACTCTAAACATAATCTTCATAACTTTATACAAAGACCTATTTATAGTTACTGTGCCAGAGTAAATATTAGCTTGTTCGTCATTTGGTTCTGAGTCTAAAATCTTCTGAACTTGTTTCTTTTCCCACTTATCATCTCCTTCTGACTCATTAGTTATTAGAGACTTCAATTTGGTGCGGGTAAAGTAATAAGAACGTCCTAACATCTCGCACTTTTGAATATCTCTTGTATCAGCAATAAAAGCAAAATCTCCATATTGTACATACTCTCTTCCCAACTCCCCAGGATTATTCAAGTCTTGAACTGTCTCCATCACTCCATAACCATTAGCTTGGAATCCATCAATATTGGCATACATTGATAGTTGCCATCCATCAAAGCGCAACTTCTCTGTTAAATCAACCTCTAATAGAGACAAATCAAAGGCAGCATCAGTCCTATCTTTCAATATTACTGCCCTTGGAGATTGAGTAATGTACTGTATATATGCAGACTGCTCCCGACGAATGTTAGTATCAATGATATGTAATGGTACATACAACTCGTCAGGAGCAATTCTTCCACCCTTTCTTTCCAACTCTATATCAACTTCTGCATAACGCAGTTTACGAGAAGCTAACAACTTAGATGTCAAGTCAAATGTGACATCTTTTAGGTTGTCAATTTTCGTCGCTAACTTCTCGTAGTTAGTTGAATCTATGTACTCTGTGGAAGTGTCTGCCATAATAGTCTTATTTCCCTGGCATACTATCAGTTGAATATTCTGACGGATGTCCAGAATCGTGAGTCTGTAGATGCATCAATGTTTGTGCAAGTCTAGCTCTATGACCCATTACTCCCGGTGATTTCTCATGCTCTTTAGCAAACTCAGCAGTAGATTTACCTGCCTTCTCTGCCGCACTTTTGAAAGCACCATGATGCTCAATCGCTGTTTCTATCCAATGTTTGTCAGCCATATTATGCCTTTGGAGCAGGATTAGTAGGTGGCGGAGTTGTTGGGGCGGGAGTCTTAGCTGGAACAAATGAAGATACAGCTTTACCCTTATCATCTTGTCCTGTTACACGATAGAGTGTAACCCCTTGCACAGTAACAGTATTCTCATTACTATTCATAACTACCACATTTCCGCTAATTATATTCAAGTATTTATTCATATGATTTGTTAATGGTTTGATGTCCGCCGCTATTGGTTGACCACAAGTGATACACAACTTCTGTTCTGGTTTCTTGATGAAGGTACGTTCTTGTGGATTGTATGTTTCTGGCATAAAGTTATTTAGATAAAGTTAATTTCAACTGCAAGGCTCCAAATTGCTTCATCTTGTTCAGATGATAATACTTCTGGTAAGGTATTACATAGTATTTCTAAATTATTTGCCTTATTTCTAAGACGATGAATTTTATCCTTAAGAACTGCTTTTGCAGATTGTCGTGAACAACATGTTGATACTTGTCCAATGCTACCACCAGTTGGATAACTTTCCTTTACATTTTTTATTTGGTCTTGCATAATTATCTCCTTACTAGGTTCTGGTTTATTTCTTTTATTTGTTCTCTAAGTTCATCCATCTCACTAAATTCAATGTGCTCTGGACGAAATTTATGTAAATCTGCATATGCCCAATTCTTCTGGTCGAAGTCACCAGTTACTTTAGGATTAGTATCTTCCTCTTTAACTTCATATGGTAATGAAGTCAATATAGACTCAACATATGTTGATTTGTAGTCGTAGAAAGCTAATGCAAAAGAGTCTGCTCTATCTGGAGAAGGATAGCCTCTGGAACGAGATTCAATCTTTGACAACAACTGATGAACAGAACCATCTACCAATTTGTAATATCTAGTAGATAACTGACGAATCAATATTGGGTCATCAATCATTATTATCTCATTACGCTCAAATAATAGCCTTACATTAAACCATATTTCTGACCCACGATTCTTATATGTTTTTGGCCTAGACGACTTTGTACGATTATCAATATATCGTATATTACTCCACCCTTGACGCTTCATCCTATCCAACATAGGCTTTCCAAGACCACCCATGTCAGAGAATATATACGCTTCTGGCTTATCCAACTCGTACTCTTTGAACTTCTGATTGAGAAATTCAATGGTATCTTCTGTATTGTCAAAACGAAATGGTATTGTTTTGAGATGCTTATTGCCATTACGAATAGTTAATACAGTCTCATCTCCACCATCTGATAAGTCTAGTCCTGCTTTATTGACAGGTTCAGATAGGTGCGCTGGTGGATTCTTAACTGATTTCCATATGTAAGTATATGGAATAACAACCATTTCATCTGTAGTTCCAAACTCGGCAAGTACTTGAGATTTGTATGCTGCTCCATTTTCATGCCCTGGCAAATCTCTCCGCATCTGTTCTATGTACTGTTTAGGTATATGAGAACAATCAAACGCTGTTACATGATACTGTATCCAATCAATCGCCGCAACATCATATACTGATTGGATAGATTTTCTATCTATTGCCGTTGAACAATAGTCAAAGAAGTGACCTTGAATATTTCCTGGCGTTGAAACCAAGCACCTGTGAGTATAACCTGTGCATTTATTGAGGGCAATGTTAATCTCATCACTGACTGTTTTGGCTTCTGATTCAAAAATTCCCATCTTAGCATTTGGCTCAAGTGGATGATATCCTTCGGCTTTCCCGGATTCATCTGTTGCAAACAAGACAATAGGGCTTCCCGTTGCAAGACATTCATAATAACGGTAGTTACATTTCCAGATTGGCCCAAAGATTTGGTTTGCTTTTTCACAGAGTTGCCTTATATAAGTGTCAGTTTGATTATCAAGTTGAATACCAGACGAAGAAGTAACAACTCCACGAGCCTTCTGGTATCTCATACACAGCCAAACAACACATGGAGCTATGATATATTTATCTTTTCCAGAACCATTACAGGCGCGGACTACTGCTTGAAATGGATTTTTATCTGATTGTCCACCTGCTGCGAAGTCAAGAAGAAACTGAATTTGCCAGGGGTGTAAGTCAATCCCACCATTTTCTTTGCCCTTTTGAACATTATCATCAAGCAACCATAGCATCTCAAATGGGTCTTTAAACTTTATACCATCAGCAAAGTCATGAGACACAGGTGCCGCTGGCGCAACATCTTTAACTTCATCTCCCAAAGAACAACCAAAAGAAGATATAGTCTGTGCCTCAGTTTCCAGTACCTTAGGAGATGGAGGAACCATTGGTACTGGAATTTGTTTTCCAGAATTAATAGCATCCACTAGTTCTTCTGGAGAAATATTACTAGACATCAACACACTCTTTCTGCACACCACTGCCTAGTATTCGTTGTTTAATACCAGTTGTAACCTGTCTGGCGCGCTCCAATTGTTTGTTGATGAACAGAATATTAAAATTATTTCCCGCCATTCCTTTTACAACATCTTTTCTCCCCTTTGCATCATCTCTTACATATGTAGCCATTTTTGCCCTCAAATGAGGGTCTTCTGCACCTAAGGCCAAATCAAGTATCATTTCTTTTACTCTAGCCTGTTCATCTTCTGTGTAATTTAATCTATTCTCATTCTCTGGCTCTGTCCCACATGCTTTACGATATTTTGATGAGCATTGCATAAGACCAGCCTTAACAGCATCAACTTGCAATTCTTGAGAATCAGAAATCTCTTGTGGGGTCATTCCTTCATCCTCATACGCTGTTTTAATTGCTGTAAGTTCTGCTGTCATACTAATTATTTAAATCCAAACCTCTCAAAATCAATATCAAGTTTCTCCATTGACTCAGCGTGCATAAATTGATGTGTGAAATGTATAGCATTGTGCAATGCCGCCAATTCGTCTTTAGTGTGAGTTTCTTCTGGCCTACGAGTTAAATTCGCTTTAGCTTCAGATTTAGTGCGCATCTGAATAGTTTTCATCGGCGCGCCTTTAGCTGTTGGGATTATAAGATTCATACTATTGGTGCGAGCATTTTATATACTTCCTCAACGAATTTAATAGTTACTGGCGCGGCGACCCCTCCCTCTTCAAATGATGCTATAGAGATAGTTTTAACTTTCTGCTCACCTTGTAAGCTAGTCTTAAAGCCACAATCATTTAGTGATATATTGTTCTCTGTGTGCATCTTTGATTTTCTTTCTTATTTCTCTAATATCAGCCTCTAAAAGTGTCCTATACCTTGCTGGCATTTGTCCTTCTAATTGTTTACTAATCATATTTCTCTGTGACACTAATTCTTTATAGTCTGTCTCGTTCATTTATCCTATACCGTCCTCTTAGCATTTTTCATGCCAATTATACTAATAGATATTCTGCGCGCTTGTTAATAGTTGTATTAGTTATTCTTGTTTTTTCACTATTTGTCGAGAGAGATGTATAGTTCAGTTTCGACTTTCGCTTTCTGGTTTTCTGCTAGAAGTTATCTTTATATTGAATGTTAGTGATGGTTATGAGTGTTGCTCACTATATACTCAGTATATACTTAGTATAGTCAGTACGCTATATAATACTAACTATTAGTTGCTAGCATTACTAATACATAGTGTTATTATCCCTAATACAACTATCATAATCATACCTAATACTATGCTGTATTCACTCTTAGACTTTTTAATAAATTGAAAAAAAGGCGTTATTAGGAGTTGTATTTCTTAAAATCTGTCTAATAATGGGACATGGCATGAAATATGCTACATAAGTAATATAACTAATACAAATTATATATTTGTCAATAAATAAATATAAATAAAGTGAATACAGCATAGTATTATGGATAATACAACGAGCATAACAAATACTACTAACGACATGCAAGAGTTTTTACGCGAGCACCTAGTTAAGCCACCACAGACACTAGAAATGAACATATTGCGTCTTAATGAGTTACAACCAGAGTCTAAACAATTTATTGGCGTGTATTGTATTACTCATCGTGATAGTGGACGGCGATATATTGGACAATCAAAAGACGTGTGGAATAGGTATGCTCAACACTGTAGGTTTAAAAAGGCTGATAAGGATAACTTATTGCAAGCGGCTTTGAGAAAATATGGTCTGCAAGCCTTTGATTTTGAGTTACTTGTGGACTGTGAGAAAACAGGGTTAAATAAACTAATAATGGAGCGAGAATTTATTAGAAAATATAATACAACTGATATCCGCTACGGATTCAACATTCGTTGTAAATACCCTGATATCAACGAAATATAGTTGCAAATAATTGTTGACGTGTATAATATACCTGCTATAGTGCTCATAGTTCTTTGACATCTCATAGCACGGTTGAATTACTGGTCTGGTGGACACAATAACTCTACCACCACTCAATTTATCGTGTAACGTATAGGCAACGGTTATCTGTCATGTTAGACTCACAAATTTGTGGACGTAAGGAGTGTTGCAAGCTATGCAACTTATACCTATAAATGAGTCAAGCAAGTATGTTAATTGGAATGACTTATCCACAATGAAAATACTTACCTGTAAAAATCACCCTACGGCAAGGTATTCTACCAAGAATCCTTGGAAACGCAATCTACATATTCTTGAATTTCCGCAAGGCATGTCTAATGAATGTTCTTGTTCATTCAATGACTTGTGTTTGATTGTTGAATAGTTCACATGCTAGGCAATTAGTGCCTAGCTTGCAACACTTCAAAACTCCATAAACGCTTGCGGTAAATCGCCGCAACTGTCACAACGTAGTAACTACAAAACTAACATGAAAACTGATAACCTAATTGTGGAAAAAGCTCTTGAGCCGTTCAAACGTTCACTTGGCGACAGCATGCCAAAAATAGTTGGCGACATCAAGTCACTACTTGGACGTGTGGACAAAGACGTAATAGTGAAAGACGGCGACTGGAAAGCTAGTGCCGGATTCAAACTGTCACGTCGTAATGGTGAAACGGTTCAGCTACCTGCTAATAACCCTGCAACCATATTGCTATGTTTTGGTATGCGCTTCAATGAATTGGCGAAGAACGCCGATTGTAACATTGAAGCAGGCATACCTAGCCAGTGTGAGGCATGGGTGAAGGAACACAAATTGCAACCGAAGGTTGCTGCCTAAGTGACGTAACACGACTTGGCCGTAACAGTTTAACGCGGACACTAGACGGAGAAAATCTCTTTTGTTCAGCGACTCTGTTACGGCCATTTTTATTTTCCACTGACCGTAATATCATCTAATGGATTACAGTAGGTAAATAGCATTAGAACTAGCAATCTGCTAAACCCACATTGTTACAGATGATGCAACCGCCTAGCATGTACACACCTGCAATGGCTATGTCCAGACAGAGTTAAACTTTGTCACCGCGCCCTAATAGTTGATTTACTCGCTATATAGGTATTATTGACTTGCCAACTAGAAAGATTGCAGGACTTTAGATGATAGATAAAGAGTCATCACAACATCATGTGATGCAGTTAAGTTGCTCCTATGGCAAACTTGAATAGTAGCCAGTGATTACTGCGTTACACCAGTAGTTGCTCAACTGATTTTGGCGGGACGAAAGACTCGCTATTACTACCAAGATTAACAGCATAGTGAGATGCAACACTTCAATGAACAGTGAACGAAATCCATAAGAACGTAAGGATAACGGCTGTTGGCATAGAATATGCTTACAAATGTATTCAGCAATACGTTGACTAGTTATTAGAGTTGCTGATTTATCACTGTTTAATAAATGTGGCTGATAACCACTATATACATAGTTGGTCAATTACACATAGGATTAGTCCATCTATTGTTTGGAATTTATCACCAAATAAGAAGATGACTCCTAAAGACAAGTAGTGACATGGAATGTGTGACGTATCACTCGCCAACTATGTTGATTTGTTATCAACTGTTACAAGCCAGTACAAACACAGAGTAATTGAAATGTATCCTAAACCCTCACACTAATCCCGCCTATACTATATTGCTGATAACGTACATAGTTACCCATGATTGATTGAAGCTGATAACGGAAGTAATACAACTGCTAAATCAATTAGTGTGAGGGTTTATGATATATACCACCCATAGTGGGATTTAAACCAATACAACAAGAAAGAACAACCAAATATGAAAATAGAAAAATATAGTGGCTCGGTCAAACCTAAAATAAACTTAAGCCGAAATATTATTAATCTAAAAGTTGGTGAGGCACTACGATTAACAACAGCGGCAGAGACGCTGTCATCAATAGGTCGTGCATATAATCTTTCATATAAATATAATTTCAAAATACAGGTTAAAATGGATGGAGACGATGTATTGATAATTAAAATTAAGTGACATGACACCCCAAGAATTTAATCGTCTCCTATCATTCCATCGCGCCAAACGATATGCTCCAAGAACTAATGCCATATCTAAGCGCTCTGCAAAGGCCAAAAGAACTGGCACGGGTCAATGGGTAAGAGGTTCACGAATTGTGTCAGAAGTTGGATTAGAGAAATTGTTCTTACCATTCCATAAATGAAACTCTCAATCGTTATTTTATTGGCAATCATGCCAGCGATAGTAGCCAGTGGAGCAACATTAAATCAACTTGCTATCGACCGGATTGCCAATGCTATTTACAGAGCAGAGGGTGGTAATAATACTCGTTTCCCATATGGTATCAAATCAATCAAGAATTGCCATAACCGCCGTGCCATTTGTATCAACACAATAGTTAACAACTACAACCGTTGGTCAGGTCGCGGCGATTTTATTGTTTATTTAGCAGACCATTATTGCCCAGCATCAACAGATTTCATTGGTCACAAAAATTGGATAAACAACGTGAAGTATTTCTTAAGAAAGGATTAATATGCTAATAGCAGTATGTGATGGTTGTGGAAAAGAACTTCCAGTTAATTTGGAAAAAACATTAGACCATGACTCTATGCCTAATGAAGTTCCAGAACGGTTTTCTCTGACATTCAAGAGAGATTTTGGTTGTAGAATACCAGAGGATGGAAAGCAAAATCATTATATTTGCTGTTCTGATGAATGTCGACGTTTGATTGACGGAGATAAACAATACGGAATTTTACGTTCACTTGAAGAAGTAAAATCTGGAACTTTTCCAACAAAAAGTTAACACTATGGAAACAGCAAAAACATTAGCAATTAAACATATCGGCATGAAACAATTTACGTTTCATGTGAAACAACCATGGAAATCATCACCAACTAAAGTAACTCGTTTAGTAGAGTCTCACAAAATAGGACGAGTTGTTCATGCTGGTGGAACAAGAATAGGAGCATTCAAATGAAGTTGTCAGATGCAAAGAAATACCTGCCATTCGTGCAAGCTGTGGCGGAGGGGAAAACTATACAATGGGCACATAAAGGAGCACAAGACTGGCAAGATTGTAACGAAAATGTTTTTAATGGTTGGTTTACTCCACAAGACACTGATTTTGGTAGGCATTTTCGCATCAAACCCGAACCAAAACTTCGTCCTTGGAAGCCAGAGGAAGTGCCATTGCAAACATTTCCCTTTAGACTAAAGGAGTATCCTAATGATATACTATTTTCCATTGGCCACAACGAAAAAGGACTAATTTTTGTAAGCAGAATTCTTGATATTCAAGTATATGACTATAAAACTCTCTGTGAATTAAGAGAGTATTCCTCTGACCACGGCAAAACTTGGCTTCCTTGCGGAATATTAGAAGAATGAAAATTTTATTAGACAACAAAGAAGAAACTCGTACTGGTTATGGTTTTCTGAATTTCAATATGACTGTCAAACTAACATTTTATCCTTTTGAATTTGTTATTTTGCCGTTTTTCATTTTGTCACGCTATAAAGAGCCATTTCAATACTACAAATGGTACTTCACATTTAGATGGCTATTTCTGTTTATAGTAATTTATCACAAATAGTATTAATTGCAGATTACAACCGGTTTTAATAATTGATTAAACCACAATTTAGCCTATAATATAACATGGCATAGAAAATGCTATGCTATATGTAGCGACTAAAGAAAGAACAACAATGTAAACTTCTTTCCTAACTGTCGGTAAACAAACAAAAACAAAGTAAGTTAATCATATATGAGCGAAACAACTGTAAAATCACCCCTTGAAACTCCACACGTTGTTGAACGTAATGGAGTCTCTGAAACACTCAAATGCTTCATTGGTAAGCGTGGAGCGTGGGAAGGTAAACATTATCAAGCTCCACAGTTGGAGACTGATGGAACTGATAGCGCACCAGCAGAAGATAATATCTTCATGCGTGGTCTAACCTTTGTCGGCAAAACTAATCTCAAGAATTTCTTGAATGTTATCTTGCGCCGATTTGGTCAAGATTATGTTGAAGATGCTATTGGTACTGAAGGAACTCCTGAAGCTGGTATTTTCAATTTGGAACGCTTCTTGGCCTTCTGGAAAGAACTTCGTTCTTCTGCAATGAAGTTGTCCGAATTGAATGAAGCATATCAAGCTGCTGTTGCTGAATATACTTCTTTCACTGGTGGAGAACTTGTTGAGGCGTTTGAATCGGGTGACGTTACTCGTATCAAATATGCCAAGGATAAGATGGCATCTCTCAAAGGTACTCTTAATTCTCTGAAAGCAGAGTTTGAAGAGCGCAAGGCTCGTCGGAGCAAGGAAGCTGCTGCTGAAACGACTCAACCCGAATAAGGTTAAAAATTCTTGAAGAATAATAGTTAATTCATCGAGTAGATTATCTAGCAAATAGTCTACTCCATTGAGTAAATTATATGCAATTATTAAAACTATCGAATGATGGAATGTTTGCAATGGTGGATGACGAAGATTTACCTCGTCTATCTTTGTATAGGTGGTGTGTGGCAGGTAAGTCTATTGGAAGAAGTTTCCAAATTCAGGTGGGTGCAATTCGAAAAAAGAAAACTGTTTGGGTTTCATTGGCCTCTGAAATAATGAGACAATACGGTCAAATGAGACAATACGGTCAAATGTTTGACCACGCCGATAGAAATATATTTAACTGTATCAAAAATAATCTTAGGCCTACAAATAAGTCACAAAATGGAATAAATAGAGGTAAACCAAACTTATCGATTTATTCCTCAAAATATAAAGGGGTAACTTGGATAAAAAGAGATTCCAAATGGAAAGCAAGAATTAAGTGTGGAAACAAAACCTATAACATAGGACATTTTATTAATGAAATTGATGCTGCGAAAGCATATAACAAGAGAGCATATGAACTATTTGGAGAATTTGCTTATTTAAATACCAATGATGGCTCAAATGGCGGCGATTAGGAGATTATTCTTAGTCGCCGCACCTTAGCTATTAATTTTATGTCAAAGAAAGAACAACCAACAATAACTCTACCTTTATCAGACTTTATTTGGTGTTTAATTGGCGATGAAACAACTGGTTCTAGTTGTGCAACAGTAACGGAACAGACAGCCATTATACTCAATCACCTATTAAAAGATAGCTTACTTTTTAAAGTTGAGTTTAATGATAAAGAGGGCAAACCACTCAAATATCCATTACTATGGAGATATAAAGAATGGAAAACATCTTCTGATACGTATTATAGGCAGAAAAAATATGCCTATGAGCAGCGGATTAGATTATTTATCAAGGAGAAAAATGTAGCTAATATAGCTCTTTCTATAATGAAAGAAACCAAAATGTCTATTGAACAAGCTAAACCAATAGCTATGAAACTATTAGAGAAAGGAAATATGGAAGTAATTAGCTATATGGGAGTGTCGAAACTAGTAACAAGAGAGGAAGAATTATGAACCACCCTCAACCCAACAACCCATGAGCACTAAAATATGAACATACAACGATTAAGAAATCTCACAACTGGTCGTCTTCACACTGAGATGGGACACATCTATGAAGATTTGGAAACGATTACGGGCGAGCAAGGATTGATGACCCACATGCTACCACGGGAGTGCAAGGCAGTTGAGCCTTGGCTTCGTGAGCACGTTACCGACCAGCGTTTTTGGGATGGTAAATATGATACGACACACATTGGAGAAATTGAACTGCCAAACCCATCTGAAACAGAACGCAAGGCCATGTTTGAGCGATACGCCGAACAACCAAACCCACTTACGGGCAAAGAAGTCATTGTTGTGAAGACTTAAACCCCCCACCCCACCGATAGGATGATGAGATTATGACCAAAGAAACGCCTACGCTTATGCCGTGCCCGTTTTGCGGAGAATCTTGGGCAGTAGCTTATTTCAAAATTGTCAACGGGAAAGAAGTATGGCTAACGGCATGTGAATGCTGTCATTGTGACGGCCCTGTCGGAGATGGCCTGTCAAAGGAAGAATCAATTAAGGCATGGAACACCCGCACCGACCTCACCAACCGACAACCCGAAAGGATAAATATGGAAAATGACAATCGAAAACTGGACGACGTAATCACGTCGCCTCCAGCAACTTGTTCAGCCTCACCGTTCAATCTGGTGGCAATCATTCTACTGCCAGTTTTTATCGCCTGTGGAATTTTCATGGGCGCATGGAAGGGGCTGCAACTGTGGTGTCACAATATGGCTCACAATGGCCCCGGAGAATGGACGCTTCGACTGCCGAAGTGAGGCTGAACGACCCCGGTGAGCCATCGGGCGTCAAAAACCAGAAGCCAAATATATGAATGCGACAAACGAAAATCCAAACATCATTATAATTGGAGGGGCCAAGCCCGATTGTGCTCCACTGGGCTTGTTAGACCCGCCCGACGAACTGAGAACAGAATCCGGGCTGCAAAAATACGTCGAACACGAGACGGTCAAACAAATCATCGAGGCTGAAATCTCACTCCACAAAAACGAGCTAAAAGGTAAAAGCGGACATGTCATTGAGTGGGAGCAAGGCTTCATAGCTGGCATGTATCACATCGGAAAAATAATGGAGAAAATACGGCGCACACCTCCGTCAGCAGGCGAAGGGTCTAACAGCCGGAGCTGACCTACCGCGAACTATGGACACACAAGCGCACCAGACGTTACCGATTGACCCGCAGCGCCGTTTGAGGCTATTTCCTCAGACTGGCCCCAACGCGCCCCTGCAATTATGAAAGTTTACCAAGAAAAGGGAGAATGAGTATGAGTGACCACAATGAACGAGCATGTACAAAATGTGGAAGTTTACTTCACCATGAAAACGATTGTAGTGACACACCAAGAACAGATTTTTGCATTCAAAATCACCAATTTAAATTGGGTTCAAAGCCATTGGCAGACTTGTCCCGCACCCTCGAACGCGAACTCGCCCAAGCGCGGAAGGATTATGATAATGAAAAGGCTATCAGAAAGTACTACCAGAATATCGTATATGAATCCACATGTATTCTTGATGTTGCTTTTGGTCGAAGCGTTAGAAAAGGAACGAGCATTCATACAGGCAATGCGAAAGAGCAATTAAAGGAAGTTCAAGAAAACCTAAAATATCTTGTTGAAGAACGCGACCAACTCCGCCAATCCCTAGCCGATGCGTTAGGTAGGGAGAAGTATTTAACTGAAGCTTTCTATAACATGGCAAATAACGGTGCAGATAGTATGGAAGGCGCAGATGCCATAGAGTTCAAGGTGGCCGAGGAAATAATGTGTCAAGGAATTGACCTACTTAAAATGGTTGGAATCAACTATGACCCAATTTCAGGACGAAAAGAGACAGTCAAAACAACCTTCCTAACCCTCGAAGAATTGCGGACGTGGCCGTGTGGGTGTCAAAAGACGCGAAGGAACGCGATTGAATCCGGCGTAAGCGCATTTGATGCGGAAGAATTATTATGTCCACGCTGCCAACGCATTGAGGAAATGGAGAAAGGAACAAAATGAAAAGTGCTGAGGAATGGGTTAAACTATTAGATGGCTCAACAGAATCCACGGCTTTATTAACCATTCGAGGTATTAACGCCATCCAACTCGACGCAGCCAAAGCAGGAATGACGTTGGCGGCAAAACTTTGTAACAATGGCGATATTCCAACTGAATTAGAAAGTAACATTGAACACGCAATCCTCACCGCTCGCGACAATCTCACCCTCTCCCAACTCCAAAACGAAAAGGATGAGTTGAAATAATCCGACCCTCCATGTCTTCCATATGGAATCGCCATAATTAATTTATGTCAACAACAGAAAAAGAACAACAAATAATTCTTAAAGCACAGAATAAGCAACGACTAGCTGTAAAAGGAATTGTTAATCGTCTATTATCTCAATTCTCATTTAAGAATGTTAAATGCTGGAGAGACATATATCGTTTTACAGGCTATGATGATGCCTACATCGCCGCGAACTTTACTATTGAACAGTGTGATAAACAAGTATCATTAGTCGAAGTTAAGTCTTGGTGCAAGAAATTAACTGATGATTTAGAAGAACATATAAGGAAACAGAATGAAAATAATGGAGTATTACAACCAGATAAAGTTATACAACTTCCATCCGAGTTTAGGAAGGATAGTAAGGCTGAGCCAGCTCATTTCCAAACATCACAATCAGTCTCTACGCCCGACGAAAGCGGATTTAACAACTCCAATGACTACGGACTTAGTCCATCGCCAAAAGAGAAAGCGTACCTCTATTGGTTCCAAAAGAAAGCCGTTAAAGAAATCCTAGATAAGATAGTTTCCGAAAAAAAGAGTGCTTGTTTACTGCTCGCATCAACTGGTACTGGCAAGACTTTTATTACTGCTGCTGTTGATAGAAGGCTAAAAGATGTCGAGTTCGAGAAAGACCGAACATGGGGTCATGTTAATTATCTTTCAATCACTCGCGCAACTGTTGTCGAACAAACCAAGCGTGTCAATCAGAGGTTCTTCTCTATTAATCATCCCAACGACACAGAGGTTATTAATATAGAACAACTTCGTTCACGCGCTGGCCAAATATGGATTAAGTCTTGGGTTGCAATAGAAAATGGTGAAGAAGTTGAGAAGTATGAGTGGAAGAAGATGATTGCTCCATGTGTTCTATTTCTTGATGAATGTCAGGCTGTCAAGAACCAAGATAGCATACAGCACAAGTTACTAGTTGAATACTCTAACATCAAAGAGATTCCAACAACTCAACTATTTATATCTGCAACTCCTTTCACTCGTGTGTCAGAAGCTAAAGCATTTGCTATTGCTACTCACAAAGACATCTCTCATATTACTGGTATTCCTGGTTCTAGACTGTCAGCAACTTCTTGGCCAACTTATGCTGCTGCAATCGCCGCGCCCTCACCACCTGATGAGTATAACGAGGCTGCTGTGGAGAGGTTAATGAAGGATTTGGACGACTATATTGTAAGAGTCAAGGGTGTAAGATGGCAATTTAATGCTCTTAATAATGTTGAGATAATAGATTTCTTAACAAATGAAGAACGTGAAGAGTATGATGGAGCTTGGCAAAGATATTTAATTCGTAAAGCTAAGTTAGAAGAGTCCGTGACGGACAATCCAAGATTTCAAGCTCTCGTAGAACTAGGTATTTTCCTCGCCGCAGCAGAATATTGTAAGCGTTTTATATTTGCTGAGAGGATGTTTAGAGATGTTCAGTCTGGAAAGGCGGCTGTTCTTGCTGTGAAGTTTAAGAAAACAATTATAGCAGTAACCAAGATTCTTCATGAGAAGTATGGAGTTGACCGTAATAATATAAGTCTTATCTGGGGTGGTGGTCAGACTCAACTCACAGCTAAGCAGAAACTCAAAGCTAAGATAAGAGAGAAGATGGAATTGTTTGAAGAAGCTGGAGTTTCAATGGAAGATTTGATGCTAGAAGATGTTGAAGAAAGAGTGCTTGAAGATTTGCCACCAGAGCTAAGGCTAGGCAATCAATCTAAAGAGGAACGACAGAAAGAGATTGATAGGTTTCAGTCTGGACGTAGTAACTATTGTATCTTCACATACAAAGCTGGTGGAGTGGGGTTATCATTACATCATACTGACGAACAAACTAATGTCAAAGTTAGACGACAGAAATCAGGATATGCTGTAGTTGGGGATATTCCTAAAGTGCCAGTACGTCCTCGTAAGGTGACTATTGGCCCAACTTGGTCGCCAATAGAATTAGTTCAAGGTTGTGGGAGAGTTCCTAGGTTGACATCTTTGTCTGATACTGAGCAGAATTTTCTATATTATCGAGGCACAGTAGAAGAAGAACAGGCATTTGTAGTTACTCATAGACTTAAATGTCTTAAACAGGTAGTAAGACAGCATGAAAATTGGATGGAACTAATCAACAATCACACCAAGGCTAGAGAGATTTCACGACAGTTAATCGAATCAAAACAACTAAAAGAGGATAGTCAAGATGACTTATCCTCAGATGGAGAAGGAGAGGAAGAATAAATATGAAATTAACAAATCAACAAGCATACGAAGAAGCAAATAAATTTGATGATAATATGAATAAAGCTTTAGAAATTAATCCTATCACAGAAGATACTGCTAAATTTTGGCTCTGTTATTGTAGAACTATCAGGTCAACATGTGAAATTGTTGAAGCTCATGCACTTGATGTTGTAAAGAAGTTTAGAGTATGATTAATTTCAAGCGCCCCATGTTGGCCGCATCTCTGCTCAAGCCAACTGATAAACATGATGACGAGACTATCTTAGCAGCAATGCAGAAGTTGCGTTATCCAGTCTTGGCTACGTTGAAGCTTGATGGTATTAGAGCTATTAAGTTGGACGACCTCTATAGTCGTACACTAAAGAAAATACCTAATCACTCTATAAGAGCAAGAGCAATGAAATTGCCTGCTGGATTTGATATGGAATTATTCAATCCAGACTTAGCATATGATGAGATAGAATCTATTGTTATGTCTAGGGAGCATCCTAGGTCTGACCTAATACAGTTTCATGTGTTGGATTGGATAGAAATTGCCCCATATTATCAAAATAGATGTTATGAATATCATCAATGGTGTTATTCAAATAATAATTTTGATGCAATTCCTGTTGCTACATCAACATTTCTTGATGCTGAATATTTATTCAAATACTTCTTAGAATGTGAATCAGAACATGGCGAAGGCATCTGCTTCCGAACTCCAAATAGTCCATACAAACAAGGACGTTCAACTCTCAAGGAGCAATATCTAGTTAAGCTAACTCGTATGTTACAATCTGAGGCTGTAATAATTGGTATGGAAGAAGCGGTTGAAAACATCAATC